GTGGGGATCTGCGTCCGGTTGGCAGCGATAATGTTTTCTGTCACTGCCGCCCCACCGCCCTTCCCCACGCCGGGCATCAAGCAGCCGCCCAATGACTGGCGCCAGGGATCTCGAGGATCCCAAGCGCGAAACTGTTTTTGATGGATACGCATTAGACAGCGGCCACAGCCGCAAGCTTGTCACCCGGCTGGGCGTAATAGCTGCGCTCCGTAGCGGCCGGCACGAAGTAGCGAGCGCCAGTCGAAGCATTCGGAGCGGGACCGATTGAAATCACCGTGTCGACGGGGAAGTAGACGGTGAATGACGGATCACCTGCGCCGGGAAGTGCATCGGGAGCCACGCCAGTCGTGGTAAAGGGAAGCGCGGATTCCTCCGACCAAACGGCCTTGCCGGGAAGCGCCAAAGTCTGAGTGCGGTTGGTGAGCGAGCCGACATAGCCGGCCGTTACGAGCGGCAAGGTGCGTGCCATCGTTATGAACTCCTGAATGTGTGGTGGTCGGCCCTACGGCCATTATTCGGCCCTACGGCCGTGACTACTGCGCGCGAGTGGTGCGGCGCGGCTGGGCTTCGTAGAGACGGTCAAGGCGACCGTTCAGGCCGTCTAGTCGGCTCCCTACCCCTTCAATTGCCTTCATGATCTGGCCAGTCTGTTCCTGCATGCCGGCCTTGGTCACGTAGGTCTCGGCAATGTGCAGCTTGTGGGCCGCCAGATCAGCGCCTACCTTTTCGGTATCGCGGCGCGCGGTCGTCAGCTTGCCGTCGAGATACTTCCAGAGACCGAACAGCGTGCCGAATACCGACATGCCGAAAACGACGGCGGCCATGATTTCCGGGCCGGTCACTTGCCGGCCTCCAAGGCTGCGTCACGGTAAGCGTAGAAATCGCGCAGTGCCAGATGTCGGCGGTAGCAGGCGAGCAGCGCCGCCCTGTCCGTGATCCATAGGTCTTCGACCTGTGCCTGTGTCAGAGCGCCCTGCCCCAGTGCAGCCGGTCGCAGGCACGCTTTCTGAAGAGCGCTATCCGGCTTAGACAGCACCGGCGGCTTCACCGGTGCGACATTAACGGATCTGGTTGATACGCTGCACGCTGCCAGCGCCAAGCACAGGCCGGTCAGCATCAGGATCTTGCCGAGCTTCACTGGCCAGCTTCCTTCTGAGTTCGTCGTTGGAGGCTTGTTCGGCCTCAAGCTGGGCGATGGCTTCGGCCTCTCGCTTCTTGGCAGCGTTGTTTGCGATAGTCTGGCGCCGCAGTTCGTCTGCATCAGCCTGTGCCGTGGCGCGCTGTATCTCGGCGATCTCTGCTTGGTATTTGGCAGCCGCCGTGCCGTATCCGGCGTTGAATGCCTTGCCGAGAGCAACAGCCACCAGCAGTCCAAGCACCACCACCGAGGCTGCACGCCACGTCCATTTGTTGGTCAAGAGTGCCAGCATTTCAGATCCCAGATACGCAGAGTTCCGCCTCGCCGAGGCGTTGGGCGTCACCCATCTCGCGTCGCCGGACAAGGCCGTTGACGACCTTACCGCCCGCCTTGTTCCACGCTGTTTGGGCTTCGCAGGCCTCACGATACCGGCCGGTTGCCACGTACTTCATGGCGGTCGAGCGAAGCTGTCCGACTGTTCCGAAGTTGTAGGCACCGGACGTCATCGAGGCCTGCACGCTGTCCGGAGCCTTGAGGAACCCCGCGCCCTTGTCGACCAAAGGCAGGTAGTAGTCGTTGATGACTGTCTCGCGCAGCATGTCCTCGCATTCAGCCATGGTCTTGCGCATGCCCATCTTAACGCCCTTGGTCTCGCCGAAGCAGATCGTGGGAACGCCCACGATGTCACGGTAGGCAGTCAGATGGACGCCTTCCCAAGGCTTGATGAGCTTGTCGATCGCAAGCTGCACCGCGGGCGGCGTGTAGCCTCTCGAGATGGCGACGCGGATCTCGGCAGGAGTATCTGGTGCGGACCCGCCTGACAGAACTGTCCAGCCGCTGGCAACTGCGGCAATGATCGCGGCGGCCACGGCCGCCTTGCCGCGCTTCGTCGCGGTAATCTTATTGATCGGCATCTATGCCTCCCTGAGAGATGATGCGCGCCACCGGTGCTGCGATAAGCACTGCGACAGGCAGCCACCACGGAAGGTGGTCAGCGGCGTAGGGGATCGCGCTCGATGCGATCTCCAAGGCGGTTGCGATGTAGACACACCACATGGAGGCGGCGCGCAGCAGCACGCCGCGCCAGTTCTCGACCAGCGTCAGTTTCATGATTGTGTCCTGTTGGTTGTGAAGGTACGTCGTTCGTGAACGATAATCTTTAGAAGCAACCGCGCAAAGACGGCTACTAGGTCAAGCCGCAGGGCCGCAGGTTGGATTCAGGTTGTCATTCTGCCGTGCGCTGGGGATGGCATTCAATAACCTGACACATATCATCAGACAGTCTTTTCGACACGGCCGCCTGACCAACGCTGTCGGCATGATATAGTGTGTCAAGCATATCCGCCTCTGGAAGAAGGTAATCAACCTGCTTGCCGATCGTTCTAAAACCAATGGCGTTAAAAATATTCTGATATCGAGCGAAATACTTTGAATATATGTCTGATTTGTATTCGGCGCGTTCCAAAGTTGCCGGCCATGCTTGCAATAGCTGAATGTTATTCGCTTTTGCCCAGTTCGTAAACTCTACTAGATATCGCGGCGGGCTATCCGGTAGGGTCAGACTGATTGGATTTTGCGCTCTAACTGCGTCCACCATAGCCGGGAGTTTGTTTTCCGGACGGTTCGCGCTCTCGTCGCCATAATCTGTAACAGTGTCGGGTCTGTATAGCACCGAGGAGCGAGGGAGTGCGGCCGCTGCTAATTGCCTCACAAGCTGCATTGGCGAATAACCAAACAGTAGTGTCGGCACATCTTTAAGATCTACAGACAAAATGTAACGCGTATCTGTCGTTGCGACGAATGACGCCAGCACGGATGACGGCTTAGTGGCAGCCAGCAGATGATGCTCCAAAATCAAAACTACGGTATCGCCGTTTCGCAGTGAGGCTTTAGCCCGCTTCAAAAGATATTCGCCACCCAGTCCGGCATGAGTTCCCAAATTGACGACAGACAATCCGGTTAATTCGGATACAGTCTCTGCAGAAAACGAAAAATGCGTCGAGGATCCACCAACCAGCACAACTTTTGGAAACCTCGAATGAGCCCGCGCTACTTCTTCCTTCTTTTTGTATAGGCCATCAATCCAAATGGACTCGTTCGGCCGAGGAAGGACATGAAGCAGCCCAAACCACGCCACCATGAGAAATGCAAAAGCCCCAATGAATTCCAATTTTCTCATGTTCTAAAACTGGAAATAGAGGAACTCGGACGGCGCCGATCCGAAAATACCGAACGCCGAGATCCAAGCCAAAAAGGCGACACATGCAGCTAGTGTTGTTCGTGAATATCTACCACTCGTAGCGGGGCGAAATTCTGGAAACACCTTTCCATCCATTCGAAACAACTGCGCAGAATTCGGTGCCATCCAGATAATTAGATAGGCCAGACACAGGTAGGACCAGAAACCCATAAAGTCGATATACTTCATCCCTTGGTTCCATTTAATGGGCCAATCTCTTCCGATTATGTATGATAATTCGCCCGGCAGAGCAAATATATCCGGTGCGAACATCCCGCTTAATACGTTAATGGCTGTCGCAAAAGAGTTTGATCGAAAGAATACCCATGCAACAACCACAAGAAAAAACGTAATTGCGCCGTAAATCGGCGTTAGAAGAACATCAAACCGCTTAACCAACATTGGCTTCCATTGGCGCCATGCATGGTTTATGACCAGAAATCCCCCATGAAGACCTCCCCAGACCACGTACGTCCAAGAAGCTCCATGCCACAATCCACCTAACAGCATAACGATCAGCAGGTTCACTTGCCGGCGTATAGGCCCGTTTCGACTTCCGCCCAAGGGAATGTACAAATAGTCCCGGAGAAAACTGGAAAGGGTTATATGCCAGCGGCGCCAAAATTCGATAATCGATGTCGCCTTGTACGGCGAGAAGAAGTTGAGAGGTAGCGCTATTCCAAACATGAGTCCAATGCCAATAGCCATGTCGGAGTACCCAGAAAAATCAAAGTATAGTTGAGCCGTGTAACCCAATGCAGCGGCCCACGCCTCGAAAAACTCTAGGTGCCCCACCTCCGCCTTGGTGAACAAAGGTGATACGTAACCAGCTATTGGATCAGCAACGGCCACCTTCTTGGCCAGTCCAACTGCAAACACTGGTATTCCGGTGGCAATTGTATCAGAAGTGATCCTAAACCTATTTTCGAATTGAGAAATGATATTTCGGTAGTGCAGCAAGGGACCCGCAATCAAATGCGGAAAGAAAAGAACAGAGATAATGTAATCCCTTATGGGTGCCTGCCCCATTTCCTTCCTGGCAGTGTCGACTAAAAATGCAATTTGCTGAAAAGTGTAGAACGAGATTGCCAGCGGCAGAACTATCTGTAGATGCTCCACATTCCATCCGATAATATTCGCCACATTATCAATTAGAAAATTCACATACTTAAAATATGACAGCGCGGCTAGATTCGCGACAACCCCGAGAAAGAGCCAACGTTTACTCGACTGCTCATTACTGGCAGTGGAGATTTTCGATGCGACTAGATAATTTACGACAATTGACACAGCGATAATGCCGACGGAACGCAACTCCCACCAGCCGTAGAAAAAAATGGATGCGGCAGTGAGAGACGCAATGCCTAATCCTCTTCCTCCCAGTCGGATAGCCAGCCATGTAACTAGGAGCGTTAAGGGTAGAAACGCAAATAGGAATTCTTTCGAGGTGAATAGCATGCCGATCATCCAAACAGGCGCTCGAACTAGCACGCTGCCAATCTGGTGTCGATAGAAACCCAATCAGGATACAACCTTTCCTGACGCGTGCGGGCGCCGCGCTGCTCGCACGCTCTGTCAGATCGATTACGGGTGGCGTTCTTTAAATCAGGTTATTTGCCACGACCTTATTGGTGCCACCGCCGTCAGAAATAGTTCCGGTCGTATTGCCCCGGAAATTGCATCCGGTGATGACGTAGTAGTCAGCACCGGATGCAATGACAATCCCGTAGCTGGCGCCGGACGGTGTCGAAAGATCGCCACGATAACCGCTGTTGACGCCTGTTATTGTCCATTGCGAGCAGGTTCCGCCCATGATGATGCCGGCTGCCCCGCCGCCATCATAGCCAACATTCCGGAACTGGGTGCCAGTTAACGTTAGCCCCTGGGTACGATTGGCGACGAGACCGTTGCTCTTCAGGTTCATGACTTTGCCGCCTGTGATTTCCACATGACGAACTACCGTGCCGGCCGTTGGATCGAATCGATATCCTTCCGTGCAGGTTGTACCCCCTGTGAGATAGCAGTCCGCGAACTGGAAATACCCGAATGTGGCAGATGTCGCGCCACCAACATTGACCATGCGGCCATTGCCACCCTGGTCAAACCAGCAGTTGGAAAACGTCAGTCCACTGAGCTGCGAACTTCCCGTCTTCGGGATGATAGAGGCGTTTGCTGTCTCGCCGTTTCCGAAATGACAATGATCGAACCAGACACCATCAGCGCTCGAAATGTACATCGCATACTGCGAATATCCGTCATCAGTCGTGAATGACCGGAAATTGCAGTTGGTAACCCACCCGTGATTGTTCGGGTTATACGATCCTGCGACTGTCTGCGTATCGAGGTACAGGTTGACGAATGCGCCACCAACCGCGTACGGCGAGCCCTGTACGCCGTTAACGTTGTCGATATGGAAATCGTGCACCGATTTGCAGTGCAGGTTGATGAACCCGTTGACCAGCCTGACATCGCGGATCATCGAGAAATTGGCAACATCGAACAGAACCAGACCGCCCGCAGTCATGGCGACCGTGGAGGTGATCATCATGCTGCTCAGGCCGGTATAGAAAATGTTACTCGGCGTATCGAACCCATAATGGAATGCATAGCCGATCGTGGCGGATCGAGTGACGCGCGTCGACAGATATCCCTGCCCCTTGATTGAAACATAATGGCTCGCCACGCGGATGGTATTTTGCCCCAGATAAAGCGTGCCGCGCGGAAGAACGACGGTCCCTCCAAAGCTGACAGCCCCCCCAAATGTGTTTTGGGCGGCGACATTCACGGCGGACTGAATGGCGGCCCACGCCAGCTCGTCGGTGAGGGAGGTCGCGAACGGATAGATGACCTGCGCATCCGCGAGCGTGGAAAATATGCTCGATAGAGGATGCGAGGCGCCGTCGTTGATTGTCCTCCCGAGGGCATATTGCATGACGTCGATTTCACTCGCGAAATCGAGATCCAGCATCGGGGTGGCGATTTTGGTGAGCATCATGGGATCAGCCCTTTATTTCTTCGACGACGAGACGCGTGGCAGCAACGCCGCCGAAAAGCCGATTTGTCGGATTGCCGTTCATGCGCACTATGTGTGCCGAGTTGGCGGGGCCTACGCGCAGAGAGATGGTCTGGGCCGTCGTCACGCCCGGCACATATTCGACCTCGCCACAGACGTGCTGGTAGTAATTGGCGGCGGGACACGCCCAGGCGCTGGCATGGATAGCGGCGGCGGTCCCCTTGAAAATAGCAATGCCGACACCGGAAATCTGACTGACGGACATAAACCCGCTGTAGCGAATCCGCAGCTTGTTGGTTGTCGACTTCGGCGTGATGGTCACGGAAATGAGCTCCACGCCCTCGGTTATCTGAGGCACGCTGTCGTCGACAGGAATGACAGCCGATGCCCCGGTAATGTCGGCATTTGCTGTGTACGAGCCGACGACGCTATCGACCACGGAGCCTGCCGGCAGAAACAGATCGCGCAGCTGCGCCGCTGTCAGCTCCTGAGCATCTCCGGCTCCGGAATTGTCGCGCCCCAGCAGACGCAGCGCGGCGCTGATGTCCTGTAGCTTGGCGTAGGTGACGGCCCCATCTAAAAGCTTGCTGGTTGTGACAGCGTTATTGGCTATCTTGGGCTCGGTGACGGACCCATCGGATGGAGTGCCCACATCGACGGCATTACTGGTCCTGACAATACCGGAAACGCCGTTCGGAACAGCGATCCGGATAAATGCATCCCCGCCGTCGTAGACCAGCAGCCATGGCGGCGTGTCTCCTCCAGGAGCCTGATCGACACCCCCGACACTGACAAACATATTGTTTTCGGAGCCGGGATCGATCGACAGAGGATAGTCTTCCTGCTCCCCTGTCCCTATAAACCGGGCCGCAACGACCCAGTTATTGCGTGCGAAGTCCGCGTAGTCGGATGCCGCCTCTGCTGCTGCCTCTGCCGCCGCCTGCGCGGCCTCCGCGGCAGCCTGAATTGATGCGCTGGCCTGGTCGGAGATCATCCGGAATGAACTTCCGGCATCGATATATGCGATCATCATGCCGGCCATGATGCCGGCAGGGGCAATCTGATTTCCGGATGCAGTCAATAGCGGCTTCGCTGCACTGCCATTTTCGGAAATAGTCACGTTTCCCGCGTTCGTCTCGAACACGTTGGCGATCCGCAGAACGGATTGCGAGGTAGGAATGGCAGAGGTGAGCTGGATGGCGTTTGCCGTGCCGGCGCCTGCATCGCTCATTTGTACAAACGAATACGGCAGGTCACCGGCCCGGACCCAGAGATCAACGGACGGATTCAGACGGTATATGCCATTATTGGCAACTGTCGGATCGCCGATAACCCACGCCATGCGAGGCTCGCTGTAGGCGGCGTCGGCATCCATGGCGGCCTTGGTTTCGTAGATCAGGCCGCCATTACTCACGAATGCGGTAACGACGCGCTCGACTTCTGTTCCCCATACCTGCGTCTCCGCCATATTCGCCCCGCGGGGCGTTCCGTCGGATGTAGTAGGCGCAAATATGTCCTGCGCGGTCCGTGTGAACAGCGTCATGGTAGCTCCGGTTTTTTCAATGTTGTGTTTAGCTGGACGGCGCGACGTTCTGGCTGAGCGTCCTGTAGGGCCCGCCGGTTCCGTTGCTGGTCAGGGTTTGCAGACGCCATTCCACGTCGCCACCTCCGGTCCCGACGCTGCGGCTATCGGTGAACGTAAGATGCTGACCTGGGCGGGCATTTTGCTGCGATACCAGCGACCAGGGGGTCCACCCGATGCCACCGGTTGTCGGGCCGCGCGACTCCAGTGTTACATAGGCAGCCCTGAGTTCGCCGGCGCTGACGGTTACGTTGAGCTGGGCTGATGATCCGAGTGTCGACGTTCCGCCGGATACCAGTGTTGGTGCGGCGCATGCGGTATTGTCGACGCCGACGACTGTATGCAGGATTGGCGAGTAGTAGCTGCCGTCGTCGCCATTGAACACGCGAACGCGCGCATCGATTGTCAGTCCGCCATAGCTGCCGGGCAGATAGGCGAACGTTGCAGCGTCCGCGGACGGCCCCTCGAACATGCCCTGCCAGCTATTGGGGAGATCTCCAGTATATGACCGGAATGTCGCCTCCGCCGTGTCGTATTCCTGCGCAGGCAGCGTGAACCCGATGCGCAGTTCCGTGCCGGCGCCACCCGGAAACGTGACCTGTATCGCGGATGCCGGAGCATTTGGGGAAATCATGTCGGTTTCATACCCGAGATCCGGGATTGGCTCGGGAGCGGATGCCTCATCCAGTGATGGATTCCATACCGGCAGCAATGGCCAGACCGTAAATGGTATCTCGACCGTTCCCTGCTCGTCATCGACTCGCGGCGCCTCCATTCTGACAGGGAGAATGTCGCCGAGATCAGGCAGCGTAATTTCGCCATAGAGCAGCCCCCATGCCGATAGCCCCACCATATTGGTGTTTATGATGCCGGTGTCTCCTCGAGCCTGGGCAAATCGACGCCGCGCAATGCGTTGCGCCTGTGAGGCGGACGGGCAGAACGGCAGGTCGATATCGAGATATTTAGGGCCGTAGCGGCTGACCTCGTCCTCGACGCTCGCCCAGGCAATGCCGTCGAGATTGATTTCCGCAGACTCGTAATTGCGCTCCGGCGAATAATAGGTGACACGGCAGATGTTCGGGCGCTCAACCGCCTCTGGTCCGCTGCGCCAGGTCAGTTCGACTCCGTCGTCCGGCGTAAACTCGACCTCCGGCACATGCGTGTCGTCAATCAGCTGAAACCATATTTTCCCTGCGTTCGTGATACGCAGCTCCGCCCCTATCGAATCCAGCAATTGCTGCATGACATCAGAGCGCGCCGTCTCCCATCCCCAGATACCCCAGGCGCGGGCCCGTTTCTCGGTTCCAGTTTTCGTGGCGACGAGGACATCGGCCTTATTCGCCTCGCTGGCGATCAGGGACCAATCGAACATGCCGAACGCAAATGCCGGATCGCGACGCAGCACATGGGCGCAGGCCAGGATACCGTTGTCGCTCCATGCCGTCAGGCCGGTCCGCGGATCATAGAGACGCGACGCACGAATGACCTGTTCCGTCGACGGGATGCCGCCCTGATAGAGCGTGAAATATTTATCCTCTGAAAGGCCTGGATTGTACCAGATCGTCAATGACTGGGCGATGCCGCGCACGCGATGCGCGCTGGTCCACAGATCGGGAAACAAAGAAAGCAGGCTGGACCACGCCGTTTCGCCACCCGTTCCCGGCTTGTCCTTCCAGTTGCACCATGACCCGCCGTTTTTCGACCAAGGCGGCGAACTGACATCGCCGTTTGGGTCGACCGTCACCTCTCGGCCGCCGATGTAATATTCCTCGACCGCATCGATCGGGCCGTTCAACCGGCATACCAGTCGTGCGCGCGTCGATCCATCTGAATTGCCGAACGCCTGCAATCCACCGACGCGAACGCGTCCGATCCCATCCATCACCTGCGCCTCGGAGGACTCGAAAGTTGATTTCGCATCCGAGGCCTTGATCGACGGAGCGCGCGCCCGTCCGAGAGCCAGTGATCCGCCGATGGCGAGAGCGGGAATTGCCACCAGAGAAATAGCATTTGCGATCGCGCCCGGAATACCGATGGTGTAAAGCGCCGAGAAAATGGCGAAACTGATCGGTTCGGCATGCGCCGGCATCGTCGCTGCGGCATAGGCCGCAGACGACAGCATCAGCATCCTGAAAAATTTCACGAGACAGCCCAAACCCTGATGATAGTGCGCGGACGAGGCCGCAAGAGGCGCGCGCCACTTGGCTCGGCTCGCCATGCGAACAGGCCATGATTCAGAAAGATTCCACCGACCTGACCGGCAATATGCGTGTCGATGATGCCGATATCGCCTGGCTGTGGATCGTCGTAACGTTCCGCTAAACCGTAGGTGTCAAGTGCGTCAGACCAAAGAGCATCGAGACTGCCGGCCTTGGCTATATAAGCAATCGCCTCTTCACGAGATGACCATGTCGGCAGATGCATCTTACGGCCAATGACATCTTCAACCCATCGCCGTGCCCATGCCGTGCAATCGCTCTCGCCCCAGACCATGGGTTCGTCGCGCGCTGCCTCGGCATAGGCCAAGGCGCGCGCTGCTAAATCAGCACTCATGCCTTGATCAGCTCCTGAACCTTCACGCCCACGAAATCGAGCCCCTTATCGCCGGGATAGCGACGCCTCTGATCGGCAGGGTTCCACTTGCCGCCAAACGAGTAATTCTGGCTTTGCCACGGCCCCTCGATCGAGAACGCGATGGTTCGGACGCCAGTGCCGGCCCATCGAATGACCGGGGATGACAACTTGCCGGGCCAGAGTTTCTTCAGACCGCCAGACCATGGCTCGGCGGTTTCCTGATCGAATGCGCACCAATAGATATTGGCCGCCCTGCCCTCGATTTCGCGAGCGATATCCTTGATGTAGCGCAGCAGGTCGATATTGACGCCGGAGATCACGATATCAACCTTGGCGGCCACGCCGAAGCGCGGCTCCTCCACCGCCCCGACCGAAACAAGCTGGCTGCCGCCAGGGTCCGTAATCCCGCGCCACTCATACCCGGCGACAGTCACCCTCCCCGCCCCGCTATGCAGACGACTAATGCCGGATGGAAGGTCCAGTTCGGCGAACCAGACACGCGAGATATGCGGCCGGCGCAGAAATGCGCGGTCGTCGTCCGAAAACTGGTTTGCCATGATATCCCGTTAGCTGTTTGCAGCCTGCCAGACGCGGATCTCTGCTCGATGCAACTGCACCAGCTCCTGAACGGCACCCTGTATTGCGGCCTTTTCTTCGGCGCCGATATCGTCGTCCGCACGATCCTGAAATGGGAATAGTGCTGCATTCATTTCGCGCATGTGCACGTCCGCGAGCTCGCGCCGTCGCATGGCGGCAATGTCTTCTAACGATCTCTCAACCATCGAAATAGTCCCTCGCATCGTAATCAAAGACCTCGAACAGCGAGATACTCAGTCCCTCGACAAATGCCGGGCCGCGATCCGCATCCGGCAGGTTGTTCGAAAGCAGTCGCATCGCCATGACGGGATAGAGTGTGGCTAGATCGTCAGTAGTAATAGACTTCCGAAGAGGTGGCCAAATCCGGTACTTGCCTTCCGCCAGTACTTCAGTGACCTCATAATGACCGAAGTGGAACGGCGCGAACCCTACCCAGTCACCCATCCCGAGAGCGTGGCCCCAGAACTCCGGAGCAAGTTCGATTATGGTTGCGCCCCGTTCCGCGGCAGCAGCAACCGGAACGGATGGCTTGCTGAGCCGCCAGTTCCGTCCCTCACCCCAAGGCATGCTGTTCGACCACGGCACGCCGTCACGTCGCTGTTCCTCCGAGGCCGTGACGCCGGCATCAGCAATCGAGAGTCCGTCCCAGTCACAGAATGAAACGCGAACGGCATTCGCGCCATTGTGCAATGCCGTCACGAGACCGCGAGCGCGTCGAGCCAGCTGCCCCCGCATCGGTGGAAACGACAACTGGACGTGACGCGCCCCGAAAGGCGACGCCACGGTCTGTGTATAATCTCCGATTGACGTGCTGGCACTGGCGCCAACGGCCTCCGGACCAGACAGCCATTTCCACCGGTTCCAGCGGAGCCCGCTGGGCCAGGAAAGTAGTCGTGCCATATCTCACCATATGCGGCTATGGCCGCGTTTTCCTGACATGCTGGCGCTGGTTGTAACCAGATACCCGCTTGCTTTCCGTGCGGTCACGTTCCGCCAGTCCGCGCTCAAGTCGCGCCACCGCCGCCTGATCGGCCCCACGGGCGTCGATGTTGTAGGTCGGAGAAAATGTAGAACTCTGTCCTGATGAGCGCTTCGGAACGCTAGGCTCGTGGAACTTCACTGGAATGCTACGCCCATCAGGCAGAGGAACGGCAGCTTCCGGACCTGCCTCACCGAAAATAGCGGCAGAGTTCGATACTCCACCACGAGCGAAGGTCTTGAGTGGCTGCGGACGGTTGTTTGCTACGATTCCACCCTTGGCCAAGCCAAAGATGGAAAACAGGCCGCCGAGAATTCCGCCGCCACCAGCTCCACCAATGCCGAAGATGGAATTCAGGCTGATGTCGATTAGTTTATCGAGGACCTTATTCAGTGCGTTCGTCAAAGCGTCTGCTGCCGAAGCGCCATTGCGCAAATCGGAGATGAAGCCCGATACGAGATCCTTGCTCATCCCCTTGAACTCTTCTACCGACTGCCGAACCCTGTCCTGAGACGCCTTCAGCATTTCTCCTGCGGACGATGCCTTCGCGTAGTTCTCTGCAAGCGTCTCGATGGATGCGGCAAGTTCTGGCGTGACAGTCAGTCCGGCCTTTTGTGCCTCGGCCAGCAACTGCTGCTGGATTTTGGCCTTTTCGATCGCATAGCCGTAATCGTTGACCACAGGATTGAGGCGCGACTGGGCCTCATACTGGGCGTTGAGGACGTCAATCCTCTTCTGTACGTCTGCGACATCTCCGGCAAAGATCTGCGATGGCGACTTCTTCGACGAGAGGCCAGCATCAGCCATTGAGTAACCAGTGCCGGACAGATACGCTTCAGCCTCTTGCTTTCGGCGCTTGGGGTTCGATGTCAGGCCTGCAATAGCTTGTGCAACGATTTCAGGCCCGCCGCCACTCTGGATCGCCTTCACAATCTCCTCTGGCAAAGACCCGTAATTATAGGCGATTGACGTCAGCGCTGCCTGCTGTGCGTCAGACAGGCTCCTCCACGTATCGACACCGATGGCGCGCTGAATGCCGGACTGGAACTCGACAATACGTCGCGCCAGATCGCGTTCTGCATCGTCGAGTGTAACAACCGTGTCCTTCGTCACCTTTTCGATAGTGCCGTTAGCCCTCGTCGTCGTGTCACTGCCAAAGCCCGTTCGAAACGCATTCACGTCCCATTTCGCCGTCGAGATGAAACTCTCGAAGCCGCGGATCATCTGGGCGGCAGCGGAAGCTCCGGCCTGCTGGTACACCGCAGAATTCGCATTGAACGTCTGCTGCTGATCCGGATTAAGGAACTGCCCTCCGCCGGCAACCAGCGGCGTTAGCGTGCCAATCGGACTCCTTTTGAAGAAGTCCTGAATGGCTGCTTCAAAGCGCGCGCCGTCCGCCGCCTCGATAGCCCTGTCGAGTTCGTCCGCCACCTTGCCGATGGATGCGGCCATGGCCTCGGCTGCAGGAATGCCGGTTGCCTTAAAAATGGCCGCAAGATTGGCCTGCACCTCGCGCAACTGGCTTGTGCTGGCCTTTCCTGCCTCCACCTTCTCGTAGAGGCCGTTGAAGCTGTCCTGCAACTTGAGAATATCTTCGTCTTCAGTGCCGGCCTGTCGAAGGTCGACAACGAGCGCGCCAATCTCAGCACGTACATCGCCAATAACCTTGCGGATCGGCTCGTACTGCCCCTGTGCAACGGCCTCTGCCGCGTTCGTCAGGTCGGCCTGGTCTTTCAGACGGTTACGCTCATCGTTGTATTTCTTGAGCGTCGGAAGGGCTTCTCCCCACTTTTGGGCCACCCGGTCGATAAGTTCGGCCTCTTCCTTCAGAACCTTCTCAGACTTCTCTCCGCCCGAAAGCAGCTCGGAGAAATACTGTACGGCATAGCCGGTGAGGCCGATGATCGCGAAGGAAGCAATAGAAACGGGATTAGCCAGCGATGCGAAGGCGCCGCCCAAGGTTTTGACAACTCCGCTAAGTCCGCCGCCGGTGGAGCTGAGTGCCTGCGCAACCTGACTACCCTGCTGCATCATGACCGTGAATGGCGAGGCGCCGCCGGAAAGCGATGTCGCGATATCGTTCAGCTGAAATGACAGGTTGGAAATGGCTGCGCGCTGGGCACCCACTGAAGCTACAGACTTCTTGCTGGCCGCATCGAAGCTCTTGCCAACGTTGTCATTCGCCTTCTGAAATCGGCCTTCAATGCTTTCTGCAGTCTGGCCGGCACGCTTAGCAATGGCGGCCAGTTGTTTCTCGCTCTGCTTCTGCGTGAACTCGATGGAAACAAGCAGTCGCGCAAGGTCTTCAGTCGTTGCAGCCATTTAGAAACCCTCGATACCAAGCTCTGCCAGTGATCCGTCATCCATCGGCGGCGGAGTTTCTTCAGTCTGATGCGCCTGCCTGAAGCCGTCGGCGCAGCAGGCAAATTCCCACAACGTCATGTCGTCGACATCGCGTGGCGAGAAGCCCATGGCGCAACCGGCTGCATAATAGGTAGACCAGCGCGTCATGCCGTTCGGGAGCGGAGTTAGCCCTCGCTGGCCTTCCCCGCCGCCAGCTCCCCCGGCTGGTCTGGCGTCTCCCACATGATGAAGCGCCGGAGAATATCTGCCGCTGGAACCGCGAGGGCGTATGGGCTGGAAACTTCCAGTGCAGCCTCTAACGTTTTCTGAGCGTCACGCTCCGCCATTCCGCCGCCGATCAGCCCCAGGCGAATGACCCCGATGACGTCATCGATCTTGAATTGGGACGACAGCAGACGCATCAGAACAACGGCAACGCCAGCATCACTGCGCTGCTCTATAGCGCGCAACTCACCGATGCCGAGGCGGAAAGGGTGCTCCCCTCCCGCCCATACGATCTGCTCGGCGCCACGCATTAAGCAACCTTCGGAGTGCGGGTCGGAATGCCGTCGAATTCGATCGAGAGTTCAGCAGTCACCTTCGTACCGCGTTCGGCCTGATTATTGATCGAGACGAGGTAGGCATTGCCCGTTTCGTACTCGGTATCGCCGACGGCGGCCTTCACGTGATGAATGCGAATGCTCTTGGTCGCTCCCGATTCCCACCAATCAAGCAGGATTTCGTGGCTCTGGGACGCCCATACGCCAGAGGCGGAAATCGTTGCCTCAGACGACTGAACCGCGCGCTCTACAGCGGCAGGCCTGGACTCGTCGTCGCAATCCGGAACCTCAGACGTTGACATGTTGTGCTGGCGGTTGATGCCTCGGGATGTAAGGCCACAGATGCGGGAGTAGACACCCGAACCGGTAGTTACCTCAACCTCAAGGACCATCTGATGAAAGCTTGCGGTATCCGCGCGTGCCATACTGGTCTCCAAACGAAAAGAGCCCGCGCGTGCGAGCTCTACGTGGTGGTGTGGTGGTGTTTGGTGTGGGCTACGCGCCCTGCTTTTTCTTTCGGCGCCCTGGTGACGGCGCACGGACGGCCCGGCCTGTCGAGACCGCGTAGTCTATGAAGTCATGAGGAAACTGCTGCGGCTCTGGCTTGGGAAGAGCGCGAAAGCCGAACCTGCACTTCGGCCTGCTCCAATTCACCTCTTGGTGAAACACGGCCCACGCCATTACTCGGCTTCCTCAATGTCGGCCGTAACGTTGACCACTCCATGAGTGATGAGAGGATCCGAGTCGGGAAAGACACGCCTGAAATCAACTCGCAATTCAACGAGTGCATTTTCGCCGAGCTCAAGTTCCTGCAAATGCAGCGCGCGGCAGACAAGGTCCACAATTCGCTTCGCCTCGACCTGGCCGACTGCGACACTCCAGACATCGACCTGAAACGAGTGCAGCCCCGACGAGATGCAGTCGGCACCGTTTTCCAGCACATCAGATGAGCCGAAACTGAGGTATGCTGTTTTCCCCTTGAACGGATCGGCCGGTACTCTGTCGTAAACGCCGCCGATAAGCGCCGAGATGTCTGAATTTGTGCGCAATGTGTCATAGAGCAGCTTTTGCAGCTCAGCCTGCGGACCATTAGCCATTAGTCAGCCTCGCTGGCCGCTGGCGGCCCCTGAAACTTGATTGCCTTGCGTGTCTCGCGTTTGATCCGAGATTGTACTCGCTTGCGTAGCGCTCGATACGAAGGGAAGAAAAACGGTTGAGCCCTACTGCCTGGGTGCCCGTGAGCATCGCCCTTGAAACTCTTGTTGCCGCCGCCCTTGGCTACGTTATGCGGTGCGGTTCCGAATTCAAGCCAAGCCGCGTAGTAGGCTTTCTCGTTGCCAGCATAGACGGTGATCCTGAGCCCGCGGCTGTCTGGATCTGACTGCGCAATAACCTTGGCACCGGCTGGAGCATTACCCCATGTCCATCCAATACTGTCGCGGAGATCGCCGCTATCCACCGGCACGAGGCGCCGCATCATGTCGACCAGCTCCTGAGCGCCAGTCTCCATGGCCTTCTTTGCTGCGTTCTCAATGCGCTTCGGAATTGCTGCGACTTTTTTGTTGAGTTCCGCAACGCCCTGAACCAATCGTCACCGCCCTACGGCACGACGCCGCGTTCGCAGAGGAAATCAATCCACTTGCCGTCTGTTGACGCCGTCACGTCCTTGACGGCAAACTCCGCGCCGGCGCGAGCATCTGTGATCCGCCAATCTGCGGTCACACGCCTTGTTCTCGAAGAGGATCGCACACGGATTATTTGCGGGTGGCGGTTTTCAAGGCGAGCCGCAATGACCGATTCCCCGCCGCGTAAGTGGGTGTACTCAGCGGCATCCTGAAACTGCTCGACCCAACCAGCCACGGTGTTACCGTAGCCGTCATCCTGCTCGTTACGAACTGCGAAGGAGACGCGCTCTTTCAGCGATCCAGCGGGCATTAAGCGCTCGCAACGCCGCTATACTGGATGTCGACATTAAGAACGGACGTCGATGTGGCAAGACCAACCAGAGTAAAGTAGTCACCACCGGTAATGTCTGTGACGGGGCACAGCTTTCCCGGGGTGTCGCTGAGGTAGTAGGCGGTGCCAGCCGTGAGCACTGCGCCGACCGTGACCGGCCCGCCCGTTAGCACAACGATAGGCTGATTCAATGCAGCGGAGTTTAGCGCGATACCTATGTTTGCTGTCTGGCCACGCGCTTCTGCTGCTGCGGCATCGCTATCGCCGAGAAGCCACTTTCCTGTGGTTGCGGTATCCAGATAAACGACGTCACCGGCGTCAATGTCTACGCCTGCCGTTCCGGTCTTGGTGTTCGCGCCGGATCCCGCGACCACATTGGCCGCAGTGATTGTAATATCTGCCATGGGTGGTCCTTTCGCAGCCTATGCGCCGCGTCTATAGTTGCAAAGCAGCGCATCGAGCGCCGTCCAAGCTGGCAATGCGGTGTTCTCGCGGCTCTCGTAGGCCTCGGCTATCCACAACAGCATCGCGTGCCGGATTGCCGGGGGAAGAGATTCATAGCCAACAGTTGCGGTCAGCTTGATACGGGAGCCGTGACGCGCAATCGGCCACTGCTTGCCGTAAGCCGGCAAGATTGAAGCTTCGAGGCCATCTAGGCGTGGCTCAAAGTCTACGACGTCAACCGTAGCGTCCGTCCCATCAGTGGAAACATACTCGATCGATACGATCGATTGTACGGGCGCGACCGGCAATCGCCTGAAATCACAGAACGTATCGCATTTCACTTCGATCGTCTGAGTTGCCATGGGCGTATTGCAATATCGTTCGACATAGTCCCGTGCCGCTACAATGAGGGCAGCGAAGAGCCCGTCATCATCGTCGTGCAAGACCACGCAATGACGCTTCGCATCGGCGACTGAAATAGGCTCACTCGGAGCCTGTGTCACCTTCGGCGGATACCACATTTGGTTTACCATTCTTGCGAGCCGGTGTAGTCACTGGAGCATTCTCTTCGGCCTTAAAGGCGAATCCGGCTTCGATAAGTCGTTCCGCCTCAGCGTCGTCGAACTCGTGTTCATCGCCAGGCGCCAAGTTGAGTTCCGGACCAGAAAGTCCGGCAGTCATTTTCAAAAGCATGTCGCCTCCAAACGAGAGGCGGGCCAGCCGAAGCCGACCCGCAGAATGATTAGGCCTGCTTCAGGTGCTTGATAGCCGCGGCGTCAGCCAGTTCACCGTCAAAGCGGATGTAACCAGCTATACCAAGGTTCGGCCAGAAGCGCTCGCGCATGACACCGATCACCGGAGAGCCGACCTTGCGGACGAAGTACTTGCCGAAGTCACCAAACAGCACCGACTTGTTGCCAGTCGCGATCGAGGCAACCGCCTGGTTGATCGTGTAGCGGTAGCTGAGCAGCGTGCCGGGCTGGCCCTTCGTGACGTCGCCCATCTGCCAGAGGTAGTTTCCCTGACCGTCCTTCAGCTTGCGGATTGCAGCAAGCGTGGTGTCGTTGAACTGGAACCCGACCTTCGGCGCAGTCCGGTAAGCCGGATCCACGGAGTGAACGAGATCGATCAGTTCATCAGAAGCGACCGCGGTCGCCGACGCAGCGGTCTTGCCGAGCGAGGAGGCCGTGGCGACACCGTTCGGCGCCGAGGTGCCGGTTCCGGTCGTCAGCTGCGCATTGGCAATACGACCAAGTCGCTCACCGAGTAGCGAGCCAAGCAGCGCCTCCATGTTGAAGATGCTGTCCTGAGCGAGTTCGAATGAGAACTTGATGAACTTCGTGTCGAAGACATAGGCTTCAAGCTGCTTCTGACCGAAGACGGCATCAACGGAGCCATCGTCAACAAGGTCTGCGCCCTGAGTATGAGCGAAGCCAGTGCCGGAAGTATCATCGATCGTCGGAAGCTGGATAACTGCGCCGGAGGTCGTGTTGATCTGAGTGGTGACAGCCTCGTCATACATCGGACCCCAAGCCTTCATGGACTTGATGATCTCGTTGGCGAGTTCTGTAGGAACCGTATAACCGCCAGCCGCGCCGGTTGCGGAGGACTGGGCACGGTATTCGTCGGCGGCCTGAACGCCAGCCTTGAGAACGGCTCGTTCTTCGGGCTCCAGTGCTGCCAGGTCTGCGCCAGACGCGATGAACTTGAAGAAGACGGAGCGATAGGTCAGTCCATCGCCACCGGACTCACTGCCTGCGGCGCGGCCTTCGGATTCCGAACCCGGGCGCCGGCGCGCGCGTTCTTCCTCGGTACGCGAAGCAAATCGCGCTTCGATTTCTGCCATCCGTTCTTCGCGCTCGATGTCCTTTTCGATCTTGTCGAATTCGGCCATGATCGCATCGTGACGCGCCTCAAGCTCAGCGGAGCGTGATTCATCGGTATTCGCGGTAATCTCGTTCAGGGCTTCGCGGGCCTGCGTCACAAGACGGCCGCGCTTTTCCTGCAGTTCCCTAAGGGCCATGCTGGTCTCCAGTTGGATATGTTTTGGTAACAAATGGCAGGACGTTTGTCCGGCCCTCCGGCCAAGCCGGGTGACGACAGCCGTTGCGGCTGCTTAGGAGGCGTCCTGCCGGATGCCCCGAAACTTCTGTTCGCTGGCAGCGCGCCGCTCAGCAATACGCCTGGCAGCAGCCGTGGCATTATCGGCCTTGCGCTTTTCTTCGGCCTTCATGGCCTCAACCTCAGCCCGTGCCTCTTCAAGTGAGCGTTTCCCGAGCGTTGTATCGTCGTACGCAGGTATAGGCGTGGCAGTGACCTCGAATAGTTCGGCCTCAATAATGGTGCGCTTCGGAATCTCGCCCGTGTCGTCCCATTCCTGCTTGGTGGCACGAAATCCGAACGACATGCCGCTGATGTCGCCACGCTCGACGAGTTCCCATAGGTCGTTGCCGTCTGTAGTGTTCGGTACGTCGATCTCTACCTTGAGGCCACGATCGTCCTCAACTAGGCGTAGCGTACCGCTCTTGGTACGACCGACCACCCTACCCCAGTCGTGATTGACCAGAGCAAGAACGTCAGCCCGGACCGACTTGGCAAAAGCACCAGGCGCGATACGCTCGATGAAGTAATCGCCGATTGTCGTATCGCTGTTCCAGACGACAGCATAGCCAGTCAAGGTGCGCTTCTCACTGTCGGCGCGGACCTCCACACCAAGCGATCCGCCACGCTTCTCGATATCTTTAATCATGCGGCTACCGCCTCGTCTGCTTGATTGTCGTTGGCAGGCTTCTTGTCCTGCGCTGCCTGATCGGCCACGGGCTGCGGTTGCGATCCTAGTGGGACCGTGGCACCCTGAATGTGAAGCTTCTCAGCCTCACCGCCCTTGGCCGGGAGGTTCTCGAGCGCGCGCACCTCATCCGGGGTGCGAATGCCGTTCTGGATCGCGACACCATACCCATCCATCCGGCTCTTGAAGTCACCGCGAAGTAGGCCGTCTAGATTGTGTTCGACATACCGTCCGCTGTTCGACCGGCCGAAGAACTTGAGGTTTATTTCATCTTCGAGCGCCCTGGCCCATTGGCCGATAAGATGCTTTACGAGATGAAGATCCTGCTGCTCGGCATTACTGAAAGTCGCTCGCGAAAGATCCTGTAGGAACACAGGTGGAAGCTGATAAGCTCGCGCTATTTCTTCGATCTGGAAGCGGCGCGCTTCGACCATCTGACCCTTTGCGGGATCAATGCCGACGGGCTGAAGTTTGTAACCGGCCGGAATTGCAAAGACTGGCTCGCTGGCGTTTTTCGCGCCTTCGACCGATCGCATGATATCAGCTTGAGCGCGCTTTATCGCATCAGCACCAGCCGGCAACGGCCCTTCGAGCGAGAGTGGTGGAACACCACCACCGGCAAAGAAATTGCTGCCATAGTCATTCATGGCAATCGCAAGCTGGATAGCCTTCGATGCCTGATTGATAGGCCCGTAATGCCGAAGGCCACAGCTGCGCCGCATAAACGGCACGTCAATAACGTCGGCCGCGTCGTAGACCTTGCTCTCGTACTCGTAAGTGACCTTCATGCCGACGCGTTTAAGCGTGGTCTTGGTTGGATCCATCGGCCAAAGCGCGTCGATGCCTTGCGGCGTTCGCTCAATGTAAGCTAGACCACGTCCGCCGGTGAACACCTGCTGCCAAAACCACTGCCAAAACGCAAAAGATCCAAGCGTGTCGTTCGGCGCGACATTAACAACCGTCTCAAGACGACCGGTGACGCGTTTTGCTCCACCCTTGCCATCCCGATAGGCATGACGAGGAAGGGCGGCCAGCGTGCGAGACAGGAACGATACGGCCGCCCAGACGGCCGGAACCGTGAGCGCGTTGTCTACGGTAACAGCAGGCAAGTTTGCCGAATTGAGGCCAAAAAACGCGTAGAAGTTCTCGGCACTGACCGGAACCGTCGGGTTTTCGATCGACCCGCCTGAAGATGCGCGTGTTTCAGCTGGTTTTTCCGCCTTTGTGCGACCTAAGCCAAAGTTCCAAGCCATTATGCCGCCTTTGTGAGTGTAAATTCCGGATCGTCCCACGGGCTAGCGACCGGCTTGATCTCGACGAAACCATCAACTGCCGCGCCGATAGCCATAGCGCTGGCCACGGCCGGGTCGATGCGTACTGTGCTTTTCTTCTTGGAAAACCACTGATTGCCCATTAGCGGATCGGTCTCGATAGCAACACCCATCAAGGCGCCCAATATTACCGGAGACCGCCGTATCCGGATGCGTTCCTCAAGAATTAGTTCCTCAAGGGCCGAAACACTGCCTGGCATCCACAGGCCTAGAGGAGCAGGAAGACCGGCAGCCTTTGCTGCCTCAACCTTCTCATCGTCCGGCTTGGCTCTTTTCTTGCCACCCTGCGGGTGAGCCACCGTCTTGATGTCGACACCGTAGTCGTCAAGCTCGGTTTCGAACTTGTCGAACGCATATCGGTCAAACGCCAGAACGCCGATTCCGTGCTCAGTGTTCAGCCGTGCGAAGAGGGCTGCGACGTGGTCATAACGAACACGCTGGCCTTCCGGCGCATGGATGTAAGGCCACTCTGTTCCGGGATAGAAAGTCTCGTTCCACAACCGATATGGAACGTGATCCTGCTTGGATCGCTCGTCCATCGTGTCGCGAGGTGTCCAGGCCTCGATCCAAAGATCATAGGTCGGAAGATCCGCCTCAGTTCCGTCCTCACGCGTAATGCGCTTTGTGCCAGTCTCGACGGTGAATGCTGCTGCCGTCAAATCCTTTGCGCCAGACAGGTCGAGACCAGCCGCAGTGATTTGCTTGCCGGCGTGTTCGACGTACGGGTCGAAGTCGACCAATACCTTCTCAAGGATCGGTCGTGGGATCCATGCGGTGTCAGCTTCCGTCCAGACGCAGAAATGCAGTCTGAGAATGCCGTTTCGCTTGGACGGGATATCCTTGGCCTGATTTACGACACCGGCGAGGTAGTCGTGCTTCAGCGTCACGCCGAAGAGCGGGTTTGCCTTCTGCCAGCATGTCGGATCCGTGAAGGGATCGTCGTCCTTGTCGAGTGCACAGACGTAAGAGAACGTCGTGTCGTCGACAATCTCACCAACATAAGTGAAATCGTCGTCTGGCGTCTGCGTGCCGGCGGCAACTTTCACCGCATGCTGATGTTCATCCCAGCAGATACTGTTCCTGTCAGAACCGCTGTTCGTAATCATGAACAAGAGCGGCTGTCGACGAAACTTGAACCCGCGCTCGAGCATCTCGATGACCTTGCCATCTGGATGCTCGTGGATCTCATCGCAGAGCGCGATGTATGGCCTTGGCCCGCTATGGGCGCCCTCTCGCGAGATTGGCCGGAAGAAGGATCGCTTCTTGAGGTACGAAAGGTTCCAAACCGGATTGCCACCAGACGGCGTCAGCTTTGACTTTAGTGCCGGCGACTGCTCGTACATGGCAACCGCATCGCGGAACAGAACGAACGCCTGATCCTTATTCGCCGCAGCGGCGTAGATCTCGGCAGCTGCCTCTCCGTCAGAGGTCAGGCAGTAGTGCCCGATGCCGGCGGCCAGCGGAGACTTGCCGTTGCCTTTGCCTTCTTCGATGTAGGCCCGTCGGAACCGACGCAGGATAGCGCCGTCGGATTCGACCCGCTTCCAACCGAAGATGGAGCCAATCTTGAACTGCTGCGAAAGGTGCGGATGGAATGGCCTACCTTCAAACTGGCCACCGTTAAGCCGCAGGACCGCAGGGAAAAAGCGAAGCACGCGATCAGCGGCATCAGGATCCCAATGGATTCCGCGCGCCGGGCCGTTAATCCGGTCATCGCGATGACGTCGGCAGGCATTACGGACATGCGGACCGGCAACGATCTCGCCACGCATGACCTTCTCTGCATACTCGTCAACCGGACCGGTTGGATATGCTGGATTAAAGTGCTTTGGTACGCTAGTCGAAGAACTCGTCGGCCGGGTCTTTTTCTTCGCCACTTGGCTTAGCTCCCGCCTTCGACGCGTCTGCAGGTGTCGCTCCCATCTGGCCAAGGCACTGCCTAAGCAGGTTCAGCGCCTGAACGCCGACGTCCTCGCCGGCCATTAGCCGTCCGCGCACATAACTTGCGATTTCAACCAGGGCACGGTGCGAGCTATTCAACCACGGGATTTCAGCGGAAATAACGCGCCACGCCTCTTGCTGCTTTTCTGGCATCCACACCGGCGGGTCGCCAAGATCCTCTGCGACTTCCGGTTCGTGGCGCTCGGTAAAGCGGCCCTTGTTCTTCTTGTCAGCGCCCGTCGCGGCGGCCTTCGCCCGGGGCGTTCTTGGCCTTGCCATCTCGGTTCTCGCTTGACTTTTGGGTCGGGTTGTATAAGATTACAATAACACCAGCCGTTGAGTGTGGCTCCGGCATATCATCCCCTACTTACCCCCAACATTTGAATTGTGGCGATGTGCGCGAACGACCCGCGTCGCTCCCTAGGTGGGCGCATCGTTGAAGATCGACCCGCCCCCTCCCTACAGAGGCCATCCATCCGCGCCGTACCGCACCACGACCTTGCCCGCTTCTTCTTTGTGCTTCGTGCTGTCGTGATGGTACTTGCAGAGCGACTGGAATGGCCCGCCATAGAACAGGCCTATGTTGCCCTTATGAGGAATGACGTGGTCGCAGATGGTTGCGACCGTCACATCTTCAGCTTCAAGGCACATACGGCAAAGAGGCTCGTGAGCAAGCTGGCTCTCGCGTATCCGCTTCCACCTGATGGATTTATAAAGATGCTGCCATGCGGCGCTATCGGCGCGAGACTTCATGCCTAAGCCGCCCTTGCAAACTCGCCATAAAGATCATTGGCTGCTGAAACATATGCAGCGTGCGCCCCATCAGCAGTGGGGAATGTGCCAAGATACTGCCTAACGCCGTTGTACTTAATCCTGGCCACGTAGCCTGTTTTGGTCTGTTCTACACCCTTGTATCCAGACTTGGCAGTGGTGCCTCTGTTGGCTGCATTCTGCTGGGTGGTGGCCTCACGCAGATTGGCCCAGGCATTATTGGTTCGCACTCTATCTTCGTGATCAACCTCACCACTAGGAAACGAACCAGTCATATAGAGAAACGCCAAACGCTGGGCTCTGTACTTATTGCCCGCTATGGTGATGCGGACATAGCCATCGTCATCGATAGTACCTGCAATGGATCCGGGAGCATGCTTTCCCGCTCTTGCTAGGCGGGTGAAGATTCCAGTCTCTGGATTGTAGTGCAGCACGGCCATGAGATCATCTTGTGTGATTTTTCCCATCAAGGTCTCGACTCCTTGTCGACCTCATGTGAAAGCGGGTGAGCCGAAGCCCACCCGCTCAGATCAGCGCAAGAGGTCGAGAATTGCGCCGATGGTTTGACTTGGTTGCGGGAGTAGGATTTGAACCTACGACCTCTTGGTTATGAGCCAAGCGAGCTACCATGCTGCTCTACCCCGCAGAAAACTGAAGCGATACTATGCGCCGAATGAATATTCGATGTCGTCATCATGGATGAGAGAGTGCACAGGCATGCGGGCAGAATTCAGCGTAGATCCGTTGAACCACTGCACAAGAGCAGTGCCATCTGAGACGCTGGAAACGGTCATGCGTGGCCCGCCACTCTTGGCCTGTACTACAGAGCCAGCGGAAATCTCAGTTGGGGCATTTGCCATGTCGGTATTCCTTTATCTGGTGCCGGCAACAGGCTTCGAACCCATGACATCCTCATTACAAATGAGGCGCTCTACCAACTGAGCTATACCGGCGAAAACAAAAGCCGCTGGGAGCATTGAAGCTCAACCAGCGGCACGATTACCACGCTGCGAGAGGAGGACGCGCATGGCAATGGGGATTGGTGCATCCAGCTACTGCGCGTCCGCAGCGCCCTCCTGTTGGTTCAGGATGTTAGGCGTATCCTTTGGTGGATAGAGGACTAGGATTCTCATAAGTGCCGCCAAGGTCCGCAAAGCGGCTCGACTTGGCAGGCTGTAGTTACGCCCGGCTCATCGCTGGCCGGGCGTCCGTCGCAACATCGGTGCGCCCGGAAAGGTGCGGGGTAATCAACCCCTTCACCTATACAGGTGGCAACTTCGCGTTTTATGGACCTACGCTGAAATTTTACCGATGATTGCCATCAGGTTGTCATTCGCTGCCTTCAATACACGCTTACCGCCTTTGCGCCTCGCATACTCGGAAGACTGGCCGATCGACATCCCGATATCGGCGTAGTTCGTTGCAGTCCTTGCCGCCTCAAGCACTTCCCTGTCAGTGGCCTTGAGTGCATCCAGTGCGTCAAACCACTCCTTCTGGTCGGCTTTTGCTGTGACAATATCCTGCCAGGCCATCGATCCACCACCTGCGCATGTGGTCTTCCGCATACCGATGAAGCTATCCGCCACCTTCTGCGATCCGCACGGCAGGCCATCCGGATAGCGTGTGATCAGCTTGCTGACATCGCCGGCCTTGGCATAAGCTTCTGCCAGGATCCGCTTTGCTTCCTCGCGGCTGATCTGCTGGCGTGGCTGGCGCTTCCGGGACGCCGTAACGTACCGACCTTTGCGGGTCTTGAGCATCTCGGCGAAATAGTCGTTGCTGTCGGTCAGTTCCTGTGGGTTCTCATTGCCGCCACGCTGTGCCCGCTCTTTGTCGACCGTGCCAAGCATTGCACCTGTGGGCATGCGGTCCTGGAACGTGACGACCTTCCCGTCGATCGTGACCTTCATGGCCTGTTCGGTCTGCGTGCCATCGGAGAAGCGCAGGCGACCGATGCGAACAATCTGACCAACGTCGTTTCGGTGAACCGGTCCTGCATGAACCTGACGCATCATTTCCTCGACAGACGGCGAGATATTCCAGAGCCGTTCAGTCTTGAGTTCGGCCACATCCTCGGGATTGTTTTCGTTGGCCGGCGTGATGGTCCAGTTGGTCTGGATCGGCTCCGGCTCATGATCCGGTGCCGTGGCGAAGGTCAGGAGCGCGTCGAGCTGCTCGGCAAGTGATCCATGTCTGGCCATGTTATCTCCTCTGGTGGTGGTGGTTATTAGGCGGCAAGCCAGCCTTCGACTAATTCGACAGTCTGCTTCGCTGCCTCTTCCTTGCTCGCCACCTTCAGTGTGACGACCGGATGGCCTAGACGGGAGAGCAGCGGATGACGGATGCGCTGGCTCTTTGTCAGCACTCCCTCGGCGTTCTTGTATTCGATCATCTTGAGAACACCGTTGGGCAGATACACGCGCAAGTCTGGATCGCCTGCGGCGATCCCTGTGGCGGTGGCTACGAGGTTTTCTTTCGGTGATCGCCGTGCCGCATTCATGTCGGCCGCAAGCGTGAAGCTTGGCCGTCCTGCGTTGTCGTTTTCCGCGACTCGCTCAGCATCACCAGCATATTCCGGCATGGACTTCAGTGCGGCAACTGCCGCGGCCTGGAGTATCCACTCCTCAACCGGCGCATCGGTCACAGTGACCTTCGTGCCGGCCGACGATGTTGTGGTGGTAATGCGGACTTTCCGGCCGTGGTAGCGGGTTGTCTGCGTGGTTTTGGTGGTGGTTCTGGTTGGTGTTCTGATTGGGGGAATTTTCGCCATACCAACATAGTAGGTTGAGTGGCGATTTCGTCAGCTTTGCTGGTGAAAAAATGTCGACGGTGGATATTCCGTCAATTCAGCCCCTATATTCTACACAAATGAAGAAAACAGGTGAAAAAACACTACTTATATAACGATAATGATTAAAGGATGAAAGTATATATATAGATATTAGTGTATTGATTTCATTGTGTTTTTTGTCGTGACTTTCGTCTTTTTTGAGTTTGGACGTTTCTTGGACGAATTGACGAAACTTAGTTTCGTCCATGGACGAAAGCGGGCATTCGGAAGGAAGTTTGGCCAAAAGAAAAAGCGACCGTAAGGTCGCTCTTTACCACCAAAATGGTGGTTTACGCTTGACCCACCAAAATGGTGGTGATAGACATATTCTTACCGAAGCAATCAAGCTTCGGCAGGACAAAGGAGCCAACCATGAGCATCAAGCTCAGCTTCCAAGTCCGGTTCGGCCGCTGGAGACTGACACTCTCCATTAGCCGGTAACTGGGGGCCGGAGAGAGCTAGACCCTCTCTCCGGTTCCCAAGATAACAAATGATGAAGGCGGTTTCAATGGAAGACACACTGAAGGATCTTCGCACGGGAGCGAACCTCACCAAGCCAGAGTTTGCCCGCGCCATGGGCGTGCCCCTGCGCACTTACGAGAACTTGGAGGCCGGCACGACGCCCGTCCGCCAAATTCACATGAACGCTGCTTATTGGGCGCTCGTCCTTCTGGCTTCAAAGTCACCGCTTGGTAGAGGCTTCATGCCGCTCAACGTCGCTGAGGTGGTTCGAAAAGCCAACCTTGATCAAAGCGAAAAAAAAGGGCGCATTTCTGCGCCCTGATTATCCTACCCATATCAACCGCCGCCTTGGCCGTCCCTTGGTCTTCTCCTCGATCAACTCCACGCGTCCAGTTTTAGACAGGTCTTTAAGGATCTCCTCGCGCTGCCACCCGTCGATGGCCTTGCATCTATCTGCAAGTCTGCCTTCCGGGATGCCGCCCTTCGCTTTGCGGATGAGACTTTCGATCTTCTTGTAATTCGCCTCACGCTGATTATCCGCCAGGCGCTCACTGACCTCCGCCAGCATGGCTGCGGCGCACGTCCATGCTGATGCAGCCGCCCACTCGAATATCTCCTCGGTAATGACTGGCTCGACCGGATCTCGACCGACCGCAACGACGATTGCAAGCTTTATGGCGTTCTCTACGATGCGCCGGACGAACGGCTGCGCCTCGGCCTCCACCCGCCTTTCCTCAACCTCCAAGGCTTCCTTGACAGACCGCAGCACCGCCTCGGCATCCGGCGTCCATGGGATAACATACGGCTTAAACTCCTTGGATGTGGAATCGGACGTGTAGCCCGCCTTAGCGAGGTTTCCGCGCTTCTGAGCTACATCGATACCGGCGACCACCGCCATGCGCTCCATAAGCAGATACGGAACGTCACGCACGGTTTTCTGCGGCTTCACTGCTGCCGGCTTTTCACCCTTGACGTGAAACAGGATCAGGCGCGGCAGCAAGCCGTCTTCCGCACTCGCTGAGGACAGCGCCGACCAGAACTGTTCCGGCGTCGATGTGCCGTGGACGCAGAGGATTGGATTGTAGATCCGCTTCGGCGGTGTGCCTCGGTAGGCCGCGCCCTCGAAGAAGGTCGAACTCGCGGAGTAATAATCGCGCAGGTCGGTTGAGATGGCACGTTGGTGACCGCCGGCCTTACGGTCGGTGATGTCTCGGATGAAGCCGCCGAACTCGTCTATCTGGCAGTTAACGGACTGATTGGCTTCGAGAACCTCGCGGAGTGCTGATGCAGACATGATGCGTGCCGGGCCGCTGAATTTCTCGAATATGCCGTGATCCGACATCAGCAGCCGCTTGATCTGCGAGCGCGCGTGATCCTTGCCGAAACCCGATTCAGCGAGGGCGACAGTGTAGATGTTGGGGCGCGTGTCGCGGCTGGTGGTTGAGTACCGGGGGCCGCAGAGCGAGGCTACGAATGGAAGAACGGCAGCAAGAGCCAAAGGCCGGCTCGGCTGCTCGGCTGACGATACGATCCAGTCGATGAGATCCTCTACCAGTCCGCCAGGATAGGTCAAATCCTCAAGTTCGCGCACCGCCTCGAGCTTGTACTCGGGCAGTTCGTCATCTTCGATGATGGGTTCTGGAGCTGGCTGTTCGCGCTTGGCAAGTGTGTTCGCTACCATGCGCTCGGCATCAATCGACGGCGTACTGTCACGGACCATACGCTCCGGAATGACGCGCGGGTTTGCTATGCCTGCTTTCAATCCGTTGTCGATTGTCTTACAGCACTGTGTCCAATCCCTACCCCATGCCCGTGCAACGTCCTGCAGCATTGCACGGGCATCACCCTCGCGGAGGGCTCCAGCGCCAACGACCGTTCCGAGAGCGTAAGAAGCTTGGTTGAGGCGATTATTGCGGCCGCCACCCATGGGCACAGCTGCCGTCTCGTCGAGTTCCGCCTTGATTAGAGCTTCGATGTAGGCGTCGTTGCTGCCAGGCTCATAGCTATAGCCCACAGGACCGGAAGTCGCGGGCGGAGGTGTGACCAATTCCAACAGCCATTCAGGCGCGTCGAGAATTTCCGGCATGCCTTCGTCGTCGAAGTCCACCCATAGATATTCACGGCCATCGCCGGTCACACTGCCCGGCGCAATCACATATCCGCCGGATCCGCGTACATCCAAGCCTGCGCCAAGACCGCCACGATTGCGGACAGATGGAACGTGCTTGAAATAGTAGTGCGTGCCGCCGCCTGCCGTCTTGGCGCGGGCGGTGTCAGGCAGCGAGCCGTTTTTATCTTCTAAGGCAGCAAGAGTCTCGTAGCCATTGATGACATTGCCATTTTCATCTTTGTGGACGTCGACATCTAGTACCCATGCCCCAAGCTGCTCGCCGGTGGGGATACCGACCATGGCAGTGGGGTAGTTGCCCCACATGCGCTCGACGAGACCGCTATTGACGGTCGCGCCCTTGAAGCCATTCGATCGCAGAGGAGTCTTGGCTTTGAGCACGATGAACTCGCCAGTCTCGGGATCGTATTGGTCGGATATCTCATCGGCCGCCCGGCATGGAAAGACCGGGATGCCGCGGTAGACGTAGGATAGGGCGAGATCAAGCTGCGTCGGCAATGATGGTCTCCTGATTGTCATTCGCGTACTGCGGCAGACCGCCGAAGAACGATCGAGGCCACTGGTCGGCCATCGCTTCTGCGATCCCGGAGAAGAAACGGGAGCGCTCACGCCAACGATCCGGCCCAGGTGGTGCGCGGTGAACGCGCGCCTCTCGACCGTCGACAATATTTGTCGGTTCAAGCTTCGGCAGGTTTTTAAGCCAAAGGCACGTCCTTTTCGTCTCCGGATGCCCGAACTGCCATGGCTGTACGCTTTGCGCGAACTCACGGTAGTTTTCGATGCGGGCCTTCGCGTATTTGTGCATTACTGGGTTTTCAATCGCGATCCGTTCTATGGGCGCATTCCAGAATGCTGAGAATAGCGCCACGCCTTCATCAAGTTCCGCCCATATCTGCGTCAAGGTCTTGCCAGGAGGTGGCGACGTAAGCCACCGGACACCTGAGTTACAGAGGCGGGTGCATGGAGGGTGAGCTACCATAAGCAGATCCCACCCATCATTCAGCAGATCGCGAGCGTCACCCTGAATGTGACGATTGCTGCCATCCTCGCTCGGCAGAAGGTCACAAGACCAAGCATCGTGCCCCTGATCGAGGAATGCATTGCGAACCGTTCCGGAAAACTCACAGGCGACGAGCACCTTCATGGGCCGGGTCAAAACGGCGCATCCTTCAAGGCTTCCCGCACCCCACGGATGCACCCTTCCCAAGCTGCCTTCACGAGCATGCGCTGCATCAGGTCATCGAAATCCAGCAAGTTGGTTACGCCGTGCTCGCCGATGTACTCGCCGACGGCCTCAACGCCAGAGTCCAGAGCCTTGAGTTCGTAGACCGAAAGGCGGTCCATCTTCGACAAATCAGAAACTGCCACGATGCATCCTTTGCAAAGGTAACCCGGGTCTTTGTCACGTGGGCCACTTCGGCCGATGCCGATGGCGATCCTCCCGCATGCCTTGCAGGTGGTTGGGTTGTAGTTCTCATCGACCGTTGGCGTGATGGGTAGGACGGGCTTGCCTGTTGGGAGTCGGGTCATGCGGCCGCCCGCGCCGACTCATTGTCGTTGGCTGCCGAGAACAGATCCGCCACCGGCTGCTCTTTCGTGCCGAGCGACGCGATGTTTTTGGCAGCCTGACGGAAGTATGACGGCTTGAGCTCAAACCCTACTCCGCGCCGCCCCATCTCGACGGCCGAATATACCTCGCTGCCGATGCCGAGGAACGGTGTCAGGACAGTCTCGCCCGGCAAGCTCCACAGGTCGATGCACCGCTCAATTACATCCAGTTGTAGCGGCGAAATGTGCTGTTCATCCTGCTCGTCGCGTGCCGAGCGATATTGCAACGTGCGGGTTTGGCGGATGTCGCTCCACACCGGAGACGCATATCGCTGCCAGACAAAGACTGAACGCCACTGCTCGAAGCTCCACGGCGTGCGGCCGTCAGCGATGGTTTCCGCAGCGTGGCGATTATAGGCTTCACGGCTGATGTCGAGGCTCTCGTCGCCGACCCAGCAATCGAACATCCCATCGACTGGCTCCGGATTGTCGCCCGGCTTGCGGAACGACACGATGTAGTCGGCGAGGCCCTGGCCGCTGATGCAGCTGTCCTTGGTGATCTGCTTGTGCAGAAGGCGGATGGACTTGGTGCGCTGCTGGGCGACGACTGGGTCTTTCCAGATGCAAACCTCGGAATGGAAGATCCAGCCTGCGTCTTCGTATGCCCGGATGATCTCGCCACGGAAGTCGCGCATGCCAATGAAACCGTTGCGTCTCTTGCTGGTCGGCAGCTGCATGCAGTGAACTGAGTGGATACGGCCCGGCTTCGTCACGCGCAGAAGCTCCTGGATCAGGAACGCATAGTGCTCCCAGAACGCGCCGCCCTCATTGTTGCTGATGTCACGGTCGAAGCTCGAAAACTTGTAGAGGCCCTCGAAAGGCGGCGAGTGGATGCCAAAGTGCACGCTGTCACCCGGTACGGCGCGGATCAGCTCGCACGAGTCACCTTCATAGATGGCATAGTTGTCGGTGATGACCTGGTTCACGGCGTTGATGTCGGCGGTCACTGCCGCGGTGTTCTGAGCGTTGGTCATTATGCGGCACCTCCTAGCCATGTCGGGATCTGCATCGGGATTTTCGGATCGTAGCTGGCATTCTCTCGGGCCTGAGCGTTGATTGCCTGTTTGGTGATGTTCGCGGTGTGCAGCACCATCGCTGCCGCCATGCGGTCGGCGTCCGCCTCTTTGCGCTTGAGGTTGGCCACGACAGCGCCCTCTGTCTCGGCTGCGATGAAATGCGCTGTGACCTCGTTTTGCTGGCCGAAGCGGTAGAAGCGACGCACCGCCTGATAGATCTGCTCAAAGCTATCGTTGAGGCCGACAAAGCCCGTATCGGCGCAGTGCTGCCAGTTCATGCCAAATCCTGCGATCGACGGTTTGGTGACGAGAACTCGGATGCGGCCTTCGCTGAAATCGATGAGCTTGCGCTCCTTCACGTCTTCCTTGTCAGAGCCGCGAACTTCGACGGCGTCGGGAATTGCCTTCGTGAGCGCCTCGCTTTCCGCATTGAGGTTGCACCACCAGACGAACGGCCGATCGATCGGCGTCATCGCAGCGGCGAAAGCCACGCGGTCATCGACGCTCTCTCGGCGGGCCTTGATGCGCTCTTGCAGCGTAGAAGCCCGGCCACCGACAAGATCACCGACCGCGACGGGCGCTGTCACCGTGTGGTGAATTTGATGTAGAGCCGGTAGCTCGTAGGCGCCATCGTCATATCCAAGGTCAGACGGCTTGCGCAGCATGACGGCCCACGATGCCATCCAGCGCCAGAAGTCGTTCTCGGCATGGCCCTTCAATCGCCACTTCTGCGTCTCTCCGCCGTCATGGGTGAAGAATGTGGCGAGCATGTCAGAATAGGACATGATGCCGAGAAACTCGGCGTGGTTGCCAAGCTCCATGAAGTCGTTCGGCGCTGGTGTGGCGGTCGCAGCGAGACGGAACGGGATGCCGTGGCACGCATCGACAAGTTCATTGCGGTAGTGGCCGGTCTCCGACTTCAGAATGCTGCTCTCGTCCAGAATGACGCCAGAGAACTGCGTCAGGTCGAATGCGTCAATCTTCTGGTAGTTGGTGACGTTGACTTCTGGAGAATAAAAGTTGTGACCGACCCCGCATTCGTCTTGCGTGCGAACATGGCGCGCCGGGATGCCGAACTTCTCAGCCTCGCGCACCATCTGTGCCGCAACCGCGAGCGGAGCGAAGTGCAGGACGTCGCCCTGTGTCGACTTGTTGACCGCCTGCCCCCATGCAAGCTCCATGAAGCTCTTGCCGAGGCCAGTGCCTGCGAACAGTGCAGCCCGGCCACGCTTTAGCGCCCATGTGACGATATCGCGCTGGAATGGGAATAGGACTGCCGGCAAATCCGGCACGTCCGTCAGGCCTGTCGGCGGATCAAGTATCGCCTTCCTGGCCAAGAACGCGGCATACGCGTCCGCCTGCGCCTTCGGCGCAACGTGGATGTTCATATAGTCTCCTCTTGTGGTGCTTTGCGCGGTGGTGGCGCGCTTCGCTTAATGCTGCGATAACCAGTTTATGCTATCTAGGGCTGAGTTTTTTTATTGGAGTTTATTATGCTATTAAGCACTGCGGTCGGGTTCTTCTCTGCTCTTGGATGGGCCATTTCTAGTTACCTTTGGGTACTGTCGACACTAGTTAAGATGGAAGAGTCAAAGAGCTCAGTAGTGATCGAGGGCCGGTCGGCGTTTAATCAGAACGATCTCAAAAGATATCTGGATAAGACTGGCAAGATAAACGCAAACGCTGGAGCAGTGAGCGCAGCTTCGGCTGCATTGTCTGCGATAGCCTTGTTTCTCCAGACGATCGGATACTAGCGAGCCACCTTGTCTTCAACGATCGAGAACCCCGGCAACTCGCGCGCACCGCCGCGCACCTTCTCCTCGGCGAGCGATAAGGACAGTCTGCGGAATGCGTCACTGTCGACGCCCCAGGCCCACTCTATGGCAGCTTCCTCATCCACTAGTGTAGTGACCCACACAGACCTCAACCCCGTCCAGGTCGTTGCGGCCTTGTCTGCACGCTTGGCGCCGCGTTCCAACTTTTTCGCGTCGTCCAGTAGTTCCTCTGCTTCCTCGCGAGCGGCAAGGTTGCCTGATGACGAGCGAATGGCCTCCTCTGCAAGGCGCTTAGCCTCGGCGGCCTCTGCTGCCTTGGCTGCCGCTTCCGCAGCCTTCTCATCGGCGACCTTCTTGCGCCAAGCGGCAAGCAATGTGCCGAGCGACGACTTGGCTAGATCGACCTTGCCCTTCTTGGGCTGGATGTAGGGGTTGTAGAGTTTCTGGATCTCGTCAATCTTGTCGTCGAGCGGCTTCTTATCGGCTTTGCGCAGATCGTCGGCCTTTTTGCCAGCCTCGTGCAGTCCGTTATAGAGCTTCTCGATAGCGTCGTGCATTTCCTGACTTGCAATAGCCTCGCCGTCGGCCCAGTTCTTTGCCTCATCATAGAGGTCATCGATCTCGGTGAAGATGGTGATGTACTGCGGCTGGTTATCGTTCGCTGACGCGTCGTCGAGCGGAGGCCCGCCATTATGGCCGGCGATAGCGAATGGGTCGAATTCAGATACAGCTGCTGATCTGGTCATAGTGTCTCCTCTTGTGGTGTGGTGGTCTTGTTCATGACAACGGCGTTCACATTGGTCGACGTCAACCGTCAGAACGGCACTTCATCATCCAGATCGACGCCCCATCCGGAATTGTCATTGGCCGGTGCTGGTCGGTTGTCGTTGGCCGGAGCGACGCGATGCGCAACGACATCGGGGTACTTGGGATTGCGCCCGTAATCGAGTTGTACCTCTGTTGTGTCCATCAGCTCGTGCTGCCGTCCGAGGAACTCCATCACGTCGTTCGGATATGGTGTCTTTCCGCCGTGCATCATCCACCAGCGATTCGCCTTGGATTTAGGGAATCCGGAGTGGGCGCAACACACCCACTCGTTAATGGACTTCATCCCAACAAGGTATGAAACCTTGACGGAATCTGGCTTTCCATCCTTGCCAGGATGGTGGAAAAAGCTTCGCGAAGACACCTCATGCCATGGCTTTTCCGTCGAGAGCACCGGAGTCAGGTCAGCCTTGGCGGTGATTTTTTCTTCCTCGTTCGGCGGGAAGATGTAGCCACAGCATTGACACTCCATGATGGAAATGGCGATCAGCTCCCCGCATCCACACTTACCTTGAACGTCAGGTTTGTCCTGCGGGCATAGTTTCTTAGGCTGGTCACCAAGACCCTTGCCTGGCTCGCGCGGACGGATCTGGTCAATTGGCCCGTGGTAGGCAAGGTTCTTGCCGTGGTCGGCTACGAGGCAATCTGTCTTGCCGGGAAAATTGCGCGTGCCACGGCCGAGGATCTGCACCAGCTTTCCGGCCGATTTGGTCGACAGGATCAAAGATATGAAGTCCACCCATGGAAAGTTGGTACCGGTGGTAATCATGCTGACCGACGAGATTGCCCAATATTTTCCGGCTTTGAAGCCCTCGAAGATCTCCTTCGTCTGGTGTGCATTGTCGCTCGTCAGCACGGCGCAAGTCCGCCCATAGCGCCTAATTGCCTCTGCTATGTGGTTTGCGTTCTCCTTGCTGGTAGAGAAGAACAGGCCAGCCCGCCTCCCCTCCGAAAGAGCCATGTCTTCAGCAATCGCCTCTTCAATGATCCGCTCAGCTGCCTCAGAAACCTGCCCAGGGATGTAATCGCCGCCGCGCGTGCCAATGCCCTTGAGGTCGATCTTCGCTGCAGTTCTCTGACTGGTCAGGCGCGTGAGATACCCCTGCTCGATAAGCTCGCCAATGCCGATCTCGTAGACGACATCGTCGAACAGCTTGAACTTGACTGTTTCCCCTGTAATCGGATCAACGATGTCGTCATCGTCGAGCGCGTCAGTCAGGCGGCCCGAATCCATACGGTAATCTGTCGCTGTCGTGCCGCAGGTGCGGCTATCCGGATTGTGCTCACGCACCGACCGGAAGAACTTTCCGTACTGCGTGTTGGCGTTGCGACTGATGCCGTGCGCTTCGTCGACGATGATAAGGTCGATACTGCCGAGTTGCTCGACCTTGTTCCAGACCGACTGGATGCCACAGAACAGAACCTGTGCGTGCGCATCGCGCCGATTAAGTCCGGCCGAATAGATGCCCGCCGGTGCGAACGGCGACAGGCCGATGAACTCCTTGAAGTTCTGCTCGACCAGCCGTGCATCATGCGTAATGTTGAGGATGCGCATCGACGGGAAGTCGGCAAGCAGTTCCTCGATCAGCTTGGCGATAAGCAGAGCCTTTCCGCTGTTGTGGTGAACAGTGAAATCGTCGGTTAGATAGAGGTGGTCTCCATCCAACTCGAAACCATAGAAAGTACCAACACCGACTGGCTCAACCGTGAAGCCGGTCACCATCGGATTTTTCACCTGCAAACGTGGCGAGGCCTGTTTTCGACTCAGGCGGCAAGGAATGATTTCGACGTCGCCAGAGATGGATACCCGCCAGTACGTGCCCTCGTAGCCCGTCTGGGACTTCTTCTTACACTCGCGAACATAGGCAGCGAGGCCCAGACTGCGGGCGACGAATGCCACATCACTCGACAGGTGCTTCGACCTCGAAATGAAGTCGAAATACCCATTCGACAGATGCCCGTCCGTATCGAGCAGACCCGCCAACACTTCGAGCCGGACATGTCGGCTACCAGTTTTGTACAGGCGTGGAATACGCTTTTCACCGCACGACATGCCACGTATGCCAGCAGCTTCCAGGGCGGCGGCAAATCGGTTTTTTTTCGATCGATTGGATTCTTCATCTGGGAAGAACACCATCTTCGCTCGATTGCCTAGCTTCTGCGCAACACGAATCCCAACGCCGAGTGTTTCGGCGAAGTTGGTGACCTCAGACAGGACTTCCTCGTCCATACCGTGCATCGCAATAGTATTGGTGAGGCTGCCGTCGCCAAGCATGGCGCCAACGACGTAAGCCGGAACGGGAATGTTATCGTTGGCCGGAACACCGAAGTCGACACCTGTGCGCCACAGCTTGTGCAGATGCTTCCAGCTTTTCGATTTGGATAGGTACTCGCCGACGCTTAGATTTACGACCTCCCCACCGGAACGGTACGAATTTGGGTACTTAAGAGACTTCACACCCTCGTTCGTGGCCTTGAGGCTCAGCATATGGTTTTCATTCACGACGAATGGCTCACCCCTCTTCGGGGTGATGCGATACATCATCTCTGATCCGGTGATGGTGCGGATGACGCGCCTGGGACGGCTATCCGGCCCCATCACGTTATCGTTGGCGGCAACCAGTTCGACCGATTTGGTTGATCCGTTGTGCATGAGAATTTTCGTTCCGGCAGCATGGCACCCGGTAGGAAGCACGATCAATGCATTCCCACCACCCTCTGCCCAATATTCATAGAGCTTGTCGAGCGCGGCGCGCTGGTAATATCGTAGTTCAAGCATCACGCCGCCTTCCGGCGACGGCGACTATTCAGCCGTTTCCGATCGGCTATCACCTTTAAGCTTATGGCTTGCTTGGTAAGGCCGCAGGATTCTGCGATTTCCTGCATGCTGGATCCCATTCCGATCTCGATCATGATTTCTGGGTGGCGACACCTGCCCAGTGCTTGCTTGGCTTCCAAGATGATATCTTGCGTAGCCGGCACGTTGTCATTTGCGGGTGCGCTAGAGACGGGACGCCGGCCGGCCCGGTAATTCTGGATCTCGGCAAGCATGATGTAACGGAGCCATACCGCAAAACCTTCGCGGCAGTCGGTCCACTTTTCCATGGCGCGGGCAAACGCGCTTTGAACGAGGTCTTCCCTGTCTGCGGGTTCTGCAAATCTGGTTGCCATCCTGACCAGCATGGGGCGATAGGACAGAAGGCGCGCGTCGAAATACGCTGGACGGTTTGTTGCCATTTTAGTCTCCTCTGTGGTGGTGATCAGGCGGTGGTGGCGCCATCAATCCAAAGTTCGCCGTCTGGTCGACGGTAGGTGATTGTCTCCGCCGCCTGGTTGGCGGCAACCATATCGAGTCCTGCCAGAGTGGCGGGAATAAAAAGATGGGCTGGACAGCCCTCGGCTTGCTCATTGAGAGACAGCGGCTGCTGCCACCGTGCGCAGTCCCATGCTGCGTTGCCGGTCATGAGTGGTGTCGAATGGATGCAAGTCCGGCAGTGCGCCCGTGGCATCTCTTCGCCCCAGCAGACGGCAGCCTGCCGGCAAAACTGGCCGCGGAAATCATCGCGCTTCTTGCATAGGCGGATCGGCGGCTCTGGCATGTTGATGATGCGTTCGATCCGGGCGACGGCACGTATCGCGAATTCAACGTCGTATTCGACGCGCTCGAGATGCACGTCCTCATCATTCTTGTTGCTCATCATGTAGAAGGCGCGATCGACGCCAAGGCCGTGCATGTAGAACTGCATCGTGGCGTAGTGCTCCGGCTTTCCGACCTTAACGCCATGTTTCTTGACCTTGACGAAAATCTCATGCTTGGCGGATTTGCATTCAACGATGTGCTCTGTCTTTGGGGCTTCGAGGATTCCAATCGCCCTGCCGTCGATCTTGCCACGAAGATGGCCACCGGCAGCGCGCACGCGGTCCTGTTCTCCCCAGACCTCGCAACCAACGAGACGAAGCATTTCGAGAAGACGCTCTTCCTCGATATTGCCTCGCTCAAAAATCCGGCGCTTCCGCCAGTCGATGAACTCAGGCGTAGACGCGCGGCGGAAGGCCAGCCAGATAGCGCGGTCACACTCGACGCCAATGTCACCGGCCGGAACGCCGACCGATTCCCAGTCGTTGTGTCCGGTTTCCAGTGCCGTTTGGATCGCGAGGAGCGTGCTAGATTGCGGCTTGGGGATGGGAGCCAAGGCTCATCTCCTGTGTGAAAAGGCATCGCGCCGGCCGCGTCGGTTCCTGGCGAAATGCCAGACACCAAGGCATGTCGTGGCGCATGACAAGTTCCGGCGGCTGGAACTTTGGCGACCAAAACATCGCCTCAGCTATGACGCACGATCCGTCGATGTCGTTGCCGAACTCATCTTCCCAGTCGCCTGCGCCGTCGCGATTGACGCAGTGTCGGCACCAGTTATGCTCGAAGTCGTTGCCTTCGGTTGCGTTGGCGGGCCGCCACAGCCCGCCTTTCGTTTCTGAAGTGGTCATTAGACGCGCATGGGCATCAGAACCCCATCCCATCCTTCGAGGCCGCCCGTGATAAGCGCTGGCGCACTTCCGTCACGCAGATGCAGAGTGACTTCACCTGCAGGAAGCACGGAGAAAACTTCTCGGACGTAATTGGCGTTGAAGCCAATGTCGAAAGGCTCTCCGGCGTAATCAGCGGCGACTTCGTCCTGCGCCTCGCCGACGTCAGAGCGAACAGCGAGCGAAATTCCGCCTGGCGCTAGGCTGAACTTCACGGCACGGCCACGCTCAGTCGACACGGATGTGACGCGATCCGCCGCCTTCATCATCTCATCGCGATTGATTGTCACTGCCTTGTCGTTTTCACGCGGGATGACACGGACATAGTCAGGGAACGTGCCGTCGATCAGTTTTGCGGTCAGCGTGATATCGGCATGCTGGATGCGGATCTTCGCATCAGAAACAGACACGTGCACGCTGCCCTTTGGCAGTAGTCCGACTGTCTTTCGTCCGACGATAATGCCAGCGAAATCCGGAACGGCGGGGCCACGGTTGCGTGCGAGGCGGTGGCCGTCGGTTGCCACTGCCACTGCGGTGCCGTCGACGACATGGAAGTAGACGCCATTGAGATAAAACCGCGTCTCTTCTGTCGAGATAGCGAACGCCACTGGCGCGAACAGCGCTGCAAGATCGATGTCGAATTCAGCTACGTAAGTGCCGACGGCGAGATCCGGATAGTCACCCGCCGGCAGGGTTTCGAGCTTGAAATTCGATCGTCCGGCCTTCACGTTCAGCCGGCTGTCCTTGATCTCGATCGAGATTGTGTCGCCTGCCGCCTTGCGCACGATATCGCCGAGCAGCTTGGCGCTGACCGTCGTCGTGCCGGCCTTGGTTACGTCTGCTGTTGCAGATGCCGTTGCCTGGATGTCGAGATCCGTGCCGGTGACTTTGAGCGCACCGCCATCGGCCTCAAGCAGCAGGTTCGACAGGATTGGAATAGTGTTTCTGGCTTCGATTACCTTGCCCACGGCGCCAACGACGCGCGCGAGTTCGGTGCGGCTGATGGTCAGCTGCATAATGGTCTCCTCTTGTGGTGATGGTGGAAAGGCGAGCCGCTGGTGAGGCGGCTCGCATGTGTGGTTAGCCGAACCAGTTTGGATGGAGTTCGGTGATGGCTTCGTCGTATGCCTCATCCTCACCCATGCATTCGTCCTGCGTGTCCCAGTCCGATTCTTCCAGCGCTTCAATGATCGGGAGATAGATCTTCTTTCTATCCTCTTTGTCCGCCACCACAGGCTTTACGCCTGCAATGACATTGCTCATGACGGAGCTACCAGAAGCCCAACCCATCACTTACTCCACGGGTTCTTTTTGGCGACGCCGCCGGTGGCCGCGCTGGCCGGCCTGCCAGCAGCCTGAGACGCAGGACGGTTATCGTTCGCGGCTGCCGGTCTTGCCTTGCCACCACCGAACGGAGGGCGTTTGGCCGTGCCATCACCGATCAGCCCGAGTTCCGGAACCGGCTCCTTCGCTGCGCTGTCTTCGAAGAAGAACTTCGCGATCTGGTTCTTGTCCTTGTAGTTGGTGCCGCTGCCGTCGTTTTTCGGGCCGCCTTCCTGCACCTCGATCTCGACGACGAAAGGCTTGAACAGCAACTCATCAGTATCTGTATCGCCGGTGACATTGACGTCGACTGCGCGTGCCAGACGGTCGAACATTGGTTTGCCGTACTTGTATTGGCCGAAGTTGAATCCGTCGGCGTGGACAATGGTCCAGTAGGCCCAGAACTTCTTGCCCTTGTAGGCTTCCGGCTCCTGCACTTCGAACGTGATCTCTGCCTGATGACCCTTGCTGTCGTTGGTCTCCTTCAGTTCGATGGATTCCGCCCAGATCTTGGCATACATGTTCGGCAGAATGCCGCCGCCCTGTTTGTCGGTGTTTTCAAAGTCCACCTCATAATCAAAACCAATTTTGGCCACGCTAGTCTCCTTCTGTGGTGTGGTGGTTAGGCGTAGTAACGGTAAGGGCCGGCGCCATAGGCCGTGACAGTGCGATCACGCCAGACGTTTTCGAGCCAAGCCCATCGCTCGCCGCGTTTGGTCCGAACGCGCACGGGGAACCATGCAAACCAGTTGCCGCCGCTAAACATCAGGTAGCTTCCTCCTCTTCCTCAACGGTCTCTGTCTTCACGTCCGGTTGCGGCGGGAAGTACGCATTAAGCGCCGCAAATCCCTTGCCCAGTTTGAACGGCAGTGTCGGCTTGGTGATCTGATAGCGGTTGCCGGCGATGAAGCCCGGCCGCTCCTGGACAGCGATAGACACGTCACCACCGCCCTGCCCGCGGTTGGCAGTTTTCTTGAAGCCGAGGTCTTCCTTTTTGATCGACACTGGCTGATGCAGGAATCCGATAAGGTCGGACGCATCGCAGATTGCGCTCCCAGCATCGTCGCGAAGGTTGAGCATGTAGCGCGGATAGCTGTCGGTGGTGACGCCCGGCACGGTCTTGGCTTTGACGTGGGCAATCAGCACGACATAGATGCCTGCCTTTTTGAGCTCGAGCGCCTTGTTGATGAACTCGTGCCAGATCATCTGCGCAGCCTGATAGCCGCGACCGTATCCCGGTGCCTCGATGTCAGGCCAGTTGTTACGAGCGCAGGCCTCCGTATGAATCATGATCTCTAGACCATCGAGCGCGTCGAGCACGAAGGACCGTCGGTCATGTTCGGCCTGAAGCATGTAGTCCATCTGGTCGATGACGTCCTGATAGGTCTCGGACACGCCAAATGACTTCATCGGTGTGCCGGCGGACTGTCTCTCGCCTTCGCCGGTGCGGCAGTAGTAGGGTGCGGGGAACTCCGATGCGAGCGTGGTTTTTCCGAGTTTCGCGCCGCCGTAGAGCGTCACGATTGGCGGATCGGTATCGGACGTGTCCTCGAGTTTGTCCCATGAGATAGCCATGTGGTCTCCTCTTTGTGGTGGTTAGGCGAATATGGCGCCAATCAGGATGCCTACGGCAAAAGCACCGAAGGCGTAGATGTATCCCCAGAGCCGGCTAGGCCGCTCCGGAATGTCCGCTGTAGTGTGGATAATGGGCGCGTCGATTGGCACGTAATCGAGCGGCGTTCCGGTGATGGTCCATGGGGATTTGGTCATGCGGCGATCCGAAGGTGAGCGAAGGTACGTTCACGCAAAGCCCGTTTGCGGTCTCCACGCGTCAGACCCTGAGCGTCTTTCTTCGGTTCGCGAGCCGGCACGCGCCAGCCTTTGCCCCCTGCGAGCCTCTCCATCAGCGTCAGACGCCTGATATGATGTTCAAGGCTAGTAGACGGCATGCCAAGTTTGGTGTCGTTATCGTGTTCACGGGTGGCGAGATCGGTAAAGATATTGCTCATGCGGCCACCTGCTGCTTTGCCTGGCGGTGGTAGCTCACCGGTGCCGGTGAGACATAAGTGCCGTTGACCTTGTCCGCGGTGCGGCGCGCTTCCGCTTTCTGTGCCGGTGTGCGGAAAGGCTTGCGGTTCGTCATGTTAAGCTTTCCGTTACGGGTAAAACTCGTGGCGTATGCGTTGATGGAACTTGTCTTATGTCTGGACATAGGTCTCCTCTCGCCGTGCGGTGGTGAGCCGCACGGCTGTTGCTGTCGTGGTGGGTTTGGTGTTTTAGGCGGCGCGGAGGACGGCCGTCGGCACGTCTACGAGATCCGCGATCTTGCTATCCGCGAGAATGAAGACGCCGAACTGCTGGCCCGGATGCGCGAGCGCGAGACGCTCCGCTTCCGTGGTCGCGGAAGCCTCATCGGGGTGGACCTTCGGACGGATTGCGGGCTTTTGCTGGCCGTTTTCGATCAGAGCGACGATGGAGGGTGTGGTGGGTGCTGCGGTTACGAGTTCGAAATTCTCCGCGTTCCATCCGTCCTTTCGGCCATACTTGTTGATGAATAGAATGCCGTAGTTAGTTACTTCGGTCACCGAGTAGACCTCTCCGGCCGACACGTTGCCGCCGAAGCTGGACTTCAGCGCACGCACCCGATCACCAACTTTGAACTTCGGTTCGGCAGGCCCCGCATTGTCGTTGCTGGCCTTTGCTGGTGCCGGTCCGGCAACCGGCTCAAGCTCGTGGATGTTGAAGCCGCCACCTTCTCCAGATCGAGACCCCGAACCCATCTTAACAACAATGATTTCGTTGCTGATGTCAGCAACAATCCCCTCGCCGGCCCAGATGGTATTGTAGGTAACGCGCACACGTTCACCAACCTTCGGCTCCCAAGCCTCCAGCTTGGAAGTGGGTACGATCCACGATCCGCCGCCGTGAACATGGTTCACGAACTCGATGCGCGCTCCCTCCTCTTCGATCTTCACGACCTTGCCGATATCGCCGGCCTTGCCCCACATCTCGTTGTCTGCGGTGAGACGAACAAACGCGCCGGTGGATGGGGAGTATGCGTTGGTAATAAGGGTGAGGTCACGATCTATGAACTGGCGGCAAGTTTCATTGACAAAATAGGCCCAATAGCGATCTTTCTTTTCCACCTCGACAAGAAAAAGGTTGTCGTCGTCTTGATCGTGAATAGTGCCATGGCCCGCGACATGGGCGTCTTTGTAACGCACCCGATCACCAGCCTTGAATTTGTAATTCGTCATATTAGGCCCTCCCCGCCGGCTGAGTGTTGCGCAGGTCACGCGCAATAGTGAAATCCACGTGGATAACGTTCGTTTCCGGCTCGTCGGCATCCGTTTTCGGAGGAGGCGCGGTGTCGTCTTCCATGTGCCGGAGCGTCATGACGTGGAATCGCTTGATTTCAAGCGTGACGGCGAGCTGCACATTGATGAACCGGCCATAGTCGGAATCGCCGACCACGATGCCGAACAGGTCGGTGTTCAGCTTGCACTCGACCCAGTCGCCTTCGTGAAAGGAACCGCAATTGCAGGTGTTGCTCATGCTGCCACCTCATAGGGTCCGTCGACGGTCGGCACGCGCACGAGCGTGACGGGAACCATGCCGGACGTAGTAGAGCATCCACCGTTGGCAGCGACCATGCGAGTTACGCGGTCTGGGTGGTTGTCGTTCGCCGGACGTGGCGGCTTGCGGCCGTTGAATGCGTAAAAAACCGTTGGTAATCCGACCGCAAAACGATCGGCGATCTGTCTGTAACTTGCGCCTTCGCGCTTGAGCTCTCCCATCAACGCGATGGTGCGCTCATCAATAACCTTTTGTCTCATGGTACTCCTCTTTGGTGCTGGCTTTCGCCAGTGACCCTGGTGGTGTCAGGGTGATGTGAACCTGCTGTTCACATCGGGCGTGCGCAAGGGCGCTTGGGGCAGAACGTTGACACCAGTCCACCTCGGGACTACGTGTTTGGTGTGGCCATCGTCAGATGGTCTCCTCTGCAGCCGACGGAGCTCTGTGGTGGGGCGTTGATGTCGGCAGCTAAACGGGGCGGGCTTGCGGGTGGTGCCGGGCCACAACGCCCCGTTTTTGGTTTTGGAGCAGGTGCTCCTACTAAAAGGAAAAGCCGGCACTAGGCCGGCTCTACTCTTCTGCGACCGCCCTGCTGTTCGGTCTGTCTTGGGAAATCACTGCGCGCTGAAATCGTTCTTCTTCTATATTCACAAATCGATTGCCGCATTTGTCGTCTCCTTGTCTTTGGCTCTTGCTTGGCCTGTCGCCTCTTTGTGGGCTCCGGTTCGCCGCCGGTGATTGATGGTTTATACGCATACCTATTGAATGTCAACATCAATAGGTGCAACTATTTTGACGATCGCCACCTATGTGTCATAAGTGCTCCTATGAAGTATAAAGATATCGCCATCGCTCTGGCCGAGAAAATCGGCAACCCAACTAAGGCAGCCAAGGTAGTTGGCGTGTCTCAGCCAACCTATAGGGCGTGGACTCTGGGTGGGGAGATCAAGGGAGACAACCTGATGTCTCTCTTGGAAGCGGCCGAGGCACACGGGATAATCAAGGCGGAAAATGTCAGGCTTATCGGAGGAAATACAAACACCGTTGCCCTTCGAGAACTTGATACCCGAGCAGGCGCCGGCGGTGGCGGAGTCGATTCGTCCGCACTTGTTTCCATAGACAATGGTGTTTCTATTCAGGAGGACGCATTTCGCGACGGCGTATGGGAAATGCCATCTGCCTTTCTGAATTATGAGTTGAAGGTAAGCGCCAGCGGAGCGATTGTCGCCGAGGTCGTTGGCGACAGCGGATATGATCCGGAAAATTCAAACGCTCCCGGCTCACTTCTTCCTGGCGATCGAGTGATCATTGATAGCCGAGACATTCGCCCCAGCCCCCCAGGTCCATTCGCCGTGTTCGATGGACTTGGCCTCGTTATCAAGCTCGTCGAGGTGGTGCGGAACAGTGATCCGCCACGTCTTCGACTTTCTAGTCGCAATCCGTCTTATCCTCCGTACGAAGTGACCACAGAGGAAGCGCACATTATCGGCCGAGTTAAAGGCCGCATCACCCGGATGTAATCAAATGGCTTCGGTTTGGCGCGCAGTTGCGGTGTTGTTTGCAATAGCAGGATGCACGCCTTCACACGTTTCAGATCCGATGAAGCAAAAGGCACCCGATGAATGGAAGGTCGGATGTCAGCCAGATCAAATCGACCCATATGGCAAATTGATCGAGCGGGCTAAATGCTGGTCCATGGTTTCATACTTTGCTTCAACCGCAGACGGACTGCCGATCGGCGTTGCAACGATATTTGAGGTCAACAGCTCAGGTGCCCGCCTCGTGCGCAATCTTGCTGTCGACGAGAATGTATGCGGAGTTGGCAAGACTCTGCGTGTATCGGTTGATGGGAAGAGGATTGATCAACTATCCAATAGTGAACAGATCTCCTCCGTCGTAAACGGCAGTAGGCTGATTCGGGAAAAAAATCGCGGGTGGCCTTATTGTAACCTGTACAACGAGACCACCACGCTGACTGGAGCCTCATCCGCGTACTCAGAGATGATGCGTCAGTGGGGTGCATTTTCAAAACAATAGGGATGCATATTTTTTATAACAACACCTATTGACTATAGGTGCGATTATTGCAATCTTTTCCTCAACGGCACGAAGAAGCTTGTGGGTATCCACCAGCCGATCTGCCGGGAACCGCCCCACCACGGCGATCACCACAGAGGAGACCTATTATGAGATACCAGCCCACCGCAGACGACTTCGACTACACCCCTTCCAATGCAGCCGGCTCGGTCGAGCCTATGCGCAAAGCCGACCACAAGTCCAAAAAGCACCCTCGCCCGATGCCGTCTTCACGCAAGGCGGAACGCATCGGTGGGGGGCACTTTGTTTTCAAGCGCGGTTCCCACGGTCGCATTCATCCTAACCAGTGGCCGTTCGAACATGCGAGCGCCGAGTCTGCATCGACTGAGGCTAAGCGTCTTCGAGACCTCACGGGGGAGCCTTTCGAGGTGTATAGCCGCGTCGCCAAGTTCGAAGCGGCAGTGCAGGAAACGGCCTGATGCGTGATATTGCGCATGATTTGCTCGACGCCTTGGCCGCCGGAAGCTTCATAATCTCATTCGTCTACTGGGCCGACGCTGCACTTAGCTCCGTCCGCTGAACGACAGACCACCACCACACCACAACTTGAGGAGATCATCATGGCCAGAAGAGCCACGAAGACGGCTGCCGTCGAGTCTGCCGCTACCACTTCGCTGACCACATACAAGGGGTTCAACAAGGATTGGACCTGCCGCGACTTTCAGTATGAAGTCGGGAAAACCTACGAGCATGAAGGTGCTGTCGTCAGGTGCGCGTCTGGAGGCTTCCATTCGTGTGAGCATCCGCTCGACACTTGGACGTACTACGAGCCCAATGTGAGCCGTTTTGCACAGGTGACGGCGAGTGGCGACATCGATCGTGAACACGGTGGCGATACAAAAATTGCTTCCGGCAAATTGACCATCGATTTCGAACTGTCTCTTGGCGACATGGCCAGGAAGGCCGTTGCCTATGTAGCCGGTCTCGTGAAGGCAAGCCTCGATACGAACGTAACGGCTGGCTACGGTGCCCACTCCTCCAC